ATGATTACATTATTCAACGGCTGCTCACGCAGCGAATTCTCTGTTCATCCAAAAAACTGGAAAGAAACAGGTGTATCTATCAATGATGACTGGTATATCCATTACCGCTTCTACGATCCAACTATCGCAAAGGAAGATGGTAACATCAAACCTAAGCTTTGTGCCATCAAAGGCATGAACAAATACAAGACCCTTGCCAAGCGAAGGGAGATAACACAGAAGCTTATTAGTGATGAAATTGATGAGTTGGAAACATATGGCTGGAATCCGATTACCAAAACTTATATGGCACCTGGTGCTGAGCAGGTAGAACAAACAGAGATTAATGAAAACACTCCATGCATTAAAGCATTTAGATCTGCACTTGAAAATCTTATTGTAACACCGAAGGTAAAAAAAGGCATAAGACTTATTATTGATGGTGTTGAGGCTGCTGCAATTCAGTTAAGATATACCGGTATTCCTATTTCCCAATTAACCCGTAAGCGTATTAAAGCACTCCTTAAACAATGCGGAGCAAATTCTACCCAATGGAGCAATAACCGGTTTAATTGTTATCGTGGTTACCTGATGATGCTTTTTAAAGAGTTAGTTGAACTTGAAGCTGCGCCATCTAATCCAATGCGTGATATCTCAAAGCTTGGAGTTACCAAGCGTATAAAAAAGGTATTGTCTGCAGCTGAAAGGAAACTGATCAATGAACACCTGGAGAAAGTATTTCCCGACTTTCATAAATTCGTTCACCTGTTCTTTCATTGTGGTGGCCGCAAAACAGAACTGATGCAACTTAAGCCAGGTAGTGTTGATCTGGTTAATCAAACGTACCGGTGTGTTATTAAGAAACGCAAAACTTACGAAGAGGTTGATCGAACTATAAAAACAATTGCTATACCTTTTTGGGAACACTTTTTAAAAGACTGCCCAGCTGATCATTTTATTTTCGGACCAAAATTACAGCACGGATTAAAACCTTTCGGCCAGGATATGCCCACTCTTTACTGGAATAAATTTGTTAAGAAACAGCCAGCTGAGGGAGGCCTTGGAATTCAAATTGATTTCTACGCATTAAAACATCTGAATCTTACTGAAATTTCTGATCAGCATGGCAACGCAGTAGCTGGTGATCAGGCCGGCCATAAAGATGAAGCTATGGTTGTTCAGATATATGATGTAAAGCAATTGCCACGTAATCATGAAAAGCTAAAAGCAATGAATAATGCTTTTGCTAACTAGATGCTGCGGCTGCATAACTTTGCAGAATGAAAATACCGATCACTTTTGAAATAAGGGGTAAGCAGTACAATGGCGAACTATCAGAACATCGAAAACATGATAGCATTTGTACTTGCTTTATTTGCGAGAATAAAAAAGCCCTGTAGAAACAGGGCTCGGTTAAAACAATATGCATGAGAAAAATTGCCGGCGCCTCTGCAAGCACCGGTAATTTTATTATCCATTATAAAGCGAAAAATGCATTGGATCAAAGCGGGTGCTGTAATAACCTCCCCAAAACAATCCGCATTCAATTGCGATATCGATAAATTCTTTTGTAAAAGTTGTGTGAGCGAACGGATCTGGCTCATGATGAAACTTCATTGCATTACGTAAAGCATCCCAATCCATGGCCGCCGCCCAACTATGTAATGAAAGATTGCTACTTCCACGAGTATTTCTGTATTCCAGGCACCCGTCAAATGTAGTGAGCTGACCTAACAATCCTTTTTGCCTAAGCTTTAAAAGGAAAATAATGAATATGGCCTTTAAGTCAATGTTAATTGTGATGTGCTTTAAAGGCAATCCATTAACTGTACAATGTGCCAGTTCCGGAAAATCAACAACGATTGGCCACAACACTGTGTATTTTTTATAATAAGCCGCATCTGGCAGCCCGTACTTTGCGATCATTTGTTGTTGTGCATTCATCAGCTTATTAAATTTATCGTCCAAAAATCATCTGCGAGGTTTGCGTCTGTGATGTATGCATAAGGCATGTAGAAATAACCTTTATCGCCCCAGCTGGTGCCCCAGCTATTTCTTACAATGAAAACCTTTTTAGTATCATCATAACCAACGCAACAAACTGCATGGCCACCGAGCATTTTTTCTTTCTTGGCCGGCATAGGCATCTTGCCATTTTTAGCAACCTTAGCACTTTCAAAACTTTCATAAACAGAAAACCCAAAAACGAAAGGCAAACCATTAGCCAAACAATTTTTTAGTTCATTGATGGCTGAATTGTTGAGCCTGGTATAAGTTAAAGCCTTGTGCTTTTCTGCCTCAGCAAAAGCTTCCTTACCTGGCTGTAATGTGAATTTTGAAACATCGTAAGGCCAAAGCATTTCGCTACATACACCTGTTTTATTTAAGGTCTTTATTCCGTCACGTATCATTGCACCGGCATCCTGATCAACTGTATTCTCCATAACACGTTCATTATAGTAAATGAACAGCCTTGAAGGAGGAAAAGCAATTTCTCTTTGCTTAAGCATTCCATAATGGAATGCGCCCGCTATTGAATTACCTGTGCAGGACCCGAGCTGGCCCTGGTCAACCACTGGCGGAAACTGTGGCCTGAGGTCCACATATTTTGGAAGACTAACCTTAGGAGCTAGTAGCTTATAAGCGAAATCTCTTACATCCGGAATATCAGGCTTCCAACCATATTTTCTTTTCATGATTAGTTGTTTAAGTTAATGCCAATAGATACCACGGCCTGCGCCTTTCCTCCATTAATGGCCGGCCCAACCATTATGAGGTTATTGAATGCACCAAACAATACACCAAATGAAACCGCTTCACTTGGATTTTTCGGAGCCAAACTTCCACCGGCCCACATCATTCCGGAAACGGACCATTTACAGGTGTATTTCTGCGTTGCAAAATTGTAATCCAAATGCTGATAAGAAAGGCCTGCGCCTGCCATCGCAATATTACCAGGGTAAGCATAGGCCGCTATGTTTGTAACAAACCTGAAAGCATTAAAAACGCTGTCTGTTGCGGATACGGTAGCGCCGTACTTTAGATTTTTTGCACTTACTGCAGCAGCTGCAGGTTTAGGCAATCTTTTAAAAGCAGATTGCGAAAATGAAACGCTTACTATGAGCGCCATAGAAATAAATAAGGTTAACTTTTTCATTGTAAATATTTTTAAAAAATGATTAATGTGCTGTGGCCATGAGGTATATCAGCGTCACCAACGCAATTACAGAAACAACTATTAATTTTTTCCGGTCATTGTTTGGAGGCTTTGGGCTATTCTTATAGTATATTGGAAAGTCTTTTACCATTGCGTTATTTTTTCTGAATTTTCTCAACGGTAATACTGTCAACTGGAACTTTTACAGTATCAGTATTCGGTTTTACTAAATGATCCTCACCAGGATTCTCACCTCCATTATTACAACCAGCAACGGCAATGGATACTATAAATACCAAGAAAATAATTTTTAAAAGTTTCATGTTTTTTGTTTTTTGAAATGATGAATTATATTTTCGAAACGGTTTGATTCGTTGGCCAAATCTGTTTTGATAAAAGGTTAAGTGTGGACAGTACTGTTGTAATTATCCAGCGTAAAATTTGAGATACATCTTCCGAAAACCTGATAGATCCTATCAGATCATTCAGGCCTCCAACTATCGCAATCATGGCGACAATAATAGTTGGCCATAAAGCTTTATTATTGATCTCTTCTGAAAGAACCTGCTTCCATGCTGTTAAACCTGTAACAACAAAAACCATAATTCCACTCACCAAAGTAAGTGTTGCCGGATTTTTAAAAGGTGCAGTTAATAACCCTGTTTGGAATACTCCTAGTACCATTACAAGGACAGTTAGAATGTTGACTGTTTTTGCTGATTTCATGATTGAAAGTTTTACTATTTAAAAAATTATTTTATTAGAGGTTAAATTTTTTCATGAGCGCTGCCGCTATTACCGAAAGAATAAGGCTGCCAAGTCCTCCTAAAAGCCCCCATATCCATTTGTCTTTTACCTGCATGCTTCTTTTTTTATCACCACTCATTTGATTTTGGATGTCAATAATGTCGCTCTCTGCATTTGTTACACGCCCGTTTGTTTTTGTAGCCTGCATCAAAGTCGCATTAATGGCGCCTTCCATTTTATCCAATCTAATGGTAGTATATTGCTGAAATTCCTGCAATGCTCCTAATATCATTTGGGTATTATCCATTGGTGTTATTTTCTTGTGGTTAATGATTACCTCCTTTTAAATAAGTAAAAACGAAATGGCTTTTTTAATGATGGCATTGGGTTTACGACAAGTGTCATGTGATCCGTGCCTATATTTCCATTACTATCAGTTACGGTTAAGGTAATATCGTAAGTGCCGGCTGTTGTAAAATTCAAGTTGGTTGTAGCTGATGTTGAGGCGCTGAAAGATGTTCCGGATGGACCGCTTGCTTTTGCCCATAAATAACCGGTAATGGTTGCGCCGCCGTATGCTGTACCGCTTCCTGTAAGGCTTACTGATGTAGTGGGTAGTGTTGCGGTCTTGTCTACTCCAGCGTCTGCAGTTGGGGTTGTAAATGTGCCATACTGGTATTTCCCAATATCGGTACCTAAGCCTAAACTAATGCCGCTGTTTCTGGCAGGACTTCCGGATTGTAAATTAAAATCGCTGGTGCTAACAAATAACGGATTGCCTATTTTGCTATTACTTGCAAGTTTTACCGTTGGAGCATTACCGGTAATTTTAGCACTATCACTATTGCCATTTTGATAACGTAGGTTATTTCTTAAGATCAAAGTGTCCCAAGTCGCCACCGTTTGATTGGCGAAAAAATAGCTGTCAGGAAATCCCCAAAAGATATTATTTTGTACTGCTACGGATTGTATATGGCCGATTGCGTCTGTCAGGTTGATGTACACCCCAACGTAAGGAGCGCCACCACCAGCTTGGGTGTAGGTTTTTAAAGTATTATTATATATACTTAATTTTTTTAGCGTGAACGTATCAGAACTACTACCGCCGAGCACATTTATGCAGGCTTGATTACTGCCACCAATACTTGAAAACAAATTATTTCTTATCGTATCATTTTCGATTATGTTTACGGATTCCCAACCTGCTATTGGAGGCCAAACTTCAGCCTGAATAATTATCGCTTGTTGCAGGTTGTTAAAGATATTATTCTCCACTATAGCAGCTTCAGCGCCTATTTCAAAATCAATACCCATTTCAAAACTACCTGTAGGAGTAGGTGAAGAAAATGTATTGTCGTGAATTTTTGCACCAAAAGAATATGCTCTTTTCCTTACCTGTACCAAATCTATTGACCCTTGAAAAGTATTATTATAAATTTCCATACCCCCTTCGCAATGCCACATTTCTAAACAAAAAGTCCATCCATTATCGCCGTCATAAGCACCAGTGAATGGTATTTTAGTAAGGGTATTATTATAAATTTTCAAGCCTTTGTTATAGCCCCACAAATCGTATTTTATGCAATAGCCGTTATAGCCTACTGGTCTTTCTGTTTGGGTAATAATGTTATTGTAAACTAACATTCCTTGCTGCCCTCCTATACGTAAAGCACCACGTCCATAAGTACCTGTAGATAAGTTATAAGCGGCGCAATTGTGCATTATATTATCGTGAAAGCTGTTGCCTGTAGAATATACTGAAGGTGGATTATCGGTATTGTCGGTACGCCCATTGAAGAAAATGCCATCTGATTTAAAGTTTATAAAAGTACAATGATATACTTCAACATTGCTTCTTCCTGTAATATAGACAGCCCAATAAGTTGCTAAACTTCTGCCATCAAATTTCAAGTTATATAAATGCTGGTTACCATTAGTGCCTTCGCTTGCAGAAAACATCTTTATTATCTCTGTAAAGTCGGCGGTTGAGGTAGACTGAATAACCGTGTTGCTGCTATCCTGTCCTTCTATACTAACCCCTACGGATAATTGAGATTGCAATGTTTCAAGATAAGTGCCACTATTAACGAATATAATACTGCCTGCAGCGGTCACAGTAGAAGTCGCCTTATACAATGTTTTCCATGGATTGCCTATGGAGCCATCTCCGCTACCATCATTGCCTGTTGTAGCAATGTAATAAGTAGTTGCGTTGCTTTTAAAAGACAATAAAATCAGCAATATGGTTATTAATTTTCTCATGGAACTATAGTTGTTGTGGTTGCGACGTACGGCGCTCCCACTGTTGTGTATAATTGAACTCTATCGAAATAAAATGTACCTGCAACTGGGCTGCTATTTGAAGACAGCGCAAAGAATACCTGGTTACCTGTGGCAACAAATGAATAAGTAAGCCTTTGGGTTGTTGCTGACGTTGACGAATAATAACTTGTTGTATTAGGGTAGTAATCTGTGAAATGTTGAAAATCAAAAAGCCACAGTTTTATATCCGTCGAGGTTCCTCTTTTAGCATCGAATGATACGTAATAAGTTGTTCCAAGCGTTGTGTTACCTACACAGTAAAAGTTATTAGAAAATGATTGCAGATCGACTTTAAACATTGTTGTCGCTCCTGTCAGGTCATTTAACCCGCTATTATTTGTTATGGTTAGATTATCACCTGCAAAAGAACCGCCAGCCTGCCAACCGATAGGACTACTAAAATTACCATTGCCACTACCATCATTAGGTGTAGCACTGTAAAGAAAAAGATTTTGTGGCGCTATTATATTACCTCCTTTTTTAGGGGAAGAAAACATTCCTGCCTGTGAATACCCGTCAGCTACAATAAATAAAATAAGTATGGTTATAAAAATCTTCATGTTATAATCCTGTTGCTTTAGTGTAAAACATTCTTGTTCCTGCATAAATAGTAGCTACATTGCTGGTAACAGTAGCCGCTTGTAATGTTATCGTTCCGGCAGTTGTACTATTCTGTACTAAAAAAGTTTCTCTAAATGTTACCTGTACACCTGTGCCTGTTGCGAAGGTTGTGCCCAGTGTATTTATGGCGGAAATTAATGACGGTACTTGTGTTGCAGCAAGTGTTGCGCCTCCTAAGTAAGCCTCTCCAACTACTGTGCATCCTGTAGGAGCTCCAACAGCTAATTTTAACCCTGTTGAACTTGTAGCTTTGCTTGCAGTTCCTTCAATAGTTACGTAATACTTCTCGTTTGGCGCAATAGCAAATGATAAGTTTGTCGAAACTGCGGTAGTTGATGAAGTTGTGAAATTACTTGTCAGAAAAACAGGATTATTTGCCTGCAAAGGACTTCGCCATTCATAAGCGTTATTCCTGTAAAAAGCCGTTAATGTGGTACTATCATTTGCAGCACTACTTATAATGGCAGCGCTACCACCTGGTAAAGAAAGTGTACGACCCCCTGTTCCATCCTGCACAATTGTGATAGTATAATAATCTCCAGCTTGAGGGTTTGTAATTATAAGGGTATCAATTCCTGTTATAGTTAATCTGGCATTATATCCGTTGGCTACATTCCATGTTGAGTTTACCCCAGATAAAGAAAGTGATTGCACAACTTTATTTGCTGAAAGAGTAGTACCACTTATTACAAATTGATTATCTGTAGTTATGGTTTTTGAAACTGATATGGCGCTATCCTTTGATTTTTTTAATGCCAATTTTGTGGCAAATGAATTTACAGTATCGAGATAATTATTTGTAACCGCAGTAATTAATCCCTTTCCATTTACTGTAATTGTATTTGTAGATGTGTTGCTTCCAAATGTGCCAACGTTGCTGTTTACAGTTGCAAGCGTTCCAGCTACGCTACCTGTACCACTTGCAGTTAAATCGCCTGTTATTGCTGTAATACCACCACCGCCGCCTACATAACTTGCAAGCATCTGCTTTACTGTTTTGGTTGTTGCAGCCTTATTAGATGAATCAGCAGAAGATGGCGATAAATGATAAGCATAACCTGTGGAATTAATCTCTCCTGTTACATCAAGTGGAAATACAGGATTAGGTTGGTCTATACCTACATTACCGGCATCAGTCCACGTCATAATTGTAGCAGTATCTTGGGTATAAGGTAATGATGTAATAGGCGATGCGAGCAAACCTAAATGCATTTTCCAGCCAGTTCCGTCACCAAAACCAATTCTTGTTGAAACTGGGGATGTTTGTCTGGTAATTGCAAAGTTATTTATTTGAAAATCGGGTGAAACTGTAATAGCTGATACTGCACCTATACGTATCTTATCCCTAAAATTTTTCATACCATATATATCCTGGTATACATTAGTAATAGTTCCTGATGTAATACCAGAACCTGCTGCTGGAATATTTAGTGTATGCGTTCCGGTTACTGTACTCCAGTTTGGGGCAGTGCCAGAAGAACCGTTTGCAAAAGTTTGTGTATAAGATGTAGAACCATTCAATGTTCCTATAAAACCACCTAACTGTGTAAATGTTGGCCAGTTACCCTTCCTTGCAACTCCAGCACCATCAACTAATCCTAATTTATAAGTAGTGGTATCTAATGGTATTGTTGCAGCAAAATTCTTTCGTGTGTAAGGTGAAAGCATTGAAGCGCTATCACCGTACTTCATATAATTGGCGTTTATAGCAGCAATAAGGCTATCAAAACGGGCTATACGCAGATAATTAAAAAGCATTGTGGCGGTATCCGAAAGTAATAACCTGTTCAAAACAGTATTCCAGTTTGGGGAATTATCGGTAACGCTTGTTGTCCACGCTGAACCTGTTGATTTAGCAATGCCAGCGCCTGGATAAACCATACCACCACCAGCTGCTACAGTAGCACTATCAGCAACTACATGCCATACGCCAGAATCATCCAGCCACTGCAGGCTACCACCCTTCATTGAAACCCTATTGGTAATAGCGGTACGGTTTACCTGCGCTTGCAGGATGCATGGTAATAGTAACAGTATAAAAAAAAGCTTCTTCATATAATTAATTTATGAGCACCCAGTTGGTACCGTTAGATTTTAAAGTATACGTTTGATATTGAATTGCGCCAACTAGTGTAGTGGCGCCATTAATAGTTTCAGATCCTGCAGGATCAATTGTTAGAGTGCCCGTACCACTGTTGATAATATTATAAATTGTTCCTGCAATACCCGAAGCGGTAGGGAGTGATAAAGTAAAAGTTCCGGTGCAGCTTATTGTATAATCCGTTGTTGTTGCAGTGTATGTTGATGATACAGCGGTATAAGGTGTTGAAATGCCACCAGCAAATTTTGCAGAGCCGTCGCCGTATATAGTAAATTTATCAACTTCAGCATTATCAACTTTAAATATAGCAGCACTATTAGAAAGCGGCTTCATTATATTGGCATGTAAATCTGCAGAATCCCAGTTAGCAACATTGAACATATAACCATTACCAACGTCCCTGCACCATGCGTCAAACTGCAGGCCTGCAAACACATCATTGCTCCATGAATATATCCGGGGCCTTACTACACCTGTCGAAGGCGTAAACATTACAATTGCAATCCCGTTTTTACCTACGGCATTTGAAACACCTCCGGAAAATAAATCACCATTTTCGTTATTATTTAATTTCGTTTTTATAAGCGATAAAGCAGCATTTCTTTGTGGATTATAAACTTCGTTTATACCTGTCATGTTATGCCAATTAGGTAATGTATCAGCATCACCGATAATAACCTGCGTGGTTTTATTCGTATCCTCCAGCGATTTAAACGCAGTTTTAAGCCATAATTCATAATTGGTTGCTCCCAAATCAATGGTTGTATTGCGTAACAAAGTTCCTTCAAGACTTATCGTTTGTCCAGATTTTGTTAATCCGTTATTTGCATATTCAACACCTGTTAAATTTAAATTACCTGTTAAATACCCATAAATATCACGTGCAATAAATTTGTAACCGCTATCGCTTGCATGGATATTATCAGGATCCATGATTGCAGCACTGGTATCATTAATCATTTGATCCTGGAATATATTCAGGTAGAGCGTACCATTATGCCTTGCAACCGTATCACAAGCTGCGACAAAATCCAGATGCCTTTGACGAGTTAGTGCAGGATTGCCGGTTGAAATATCTGTAGCGGTATAGCCTGCTTGTCCATTCCACCATGGAGTTACAACCAGAATATTAGAAGCTGGCCACTTTTTAACTGTAGTTATATATTTTATACAACTATCATAATCAGTGATAAAATTAGCAGGCGTATAAGTACCGCCGTTATACCTAAAATCGTTTAGCCCAAAAGCAAGTACCAGTAATTTATTTTTTGTATTCTTTACTGGTACATTAGGTAAATTATCTACCAAATTCTGGCCACCTCCCCAGTTTAAGGGGCTTCTTTTTTCTAACGTTGCGCCATCAGAGTGATGATTATTTTGAACGGTACCGGTGAGATTGGCAAGATAAAGTGGCCACTGGTTTGATTGCCCGTAACTATCCGTAAAATAAGTTATAGAATCTCCAGGGTTAAATATAAATCCGGCATGTGGCACCTGGTTTATATTTCTTAGCTGTTGCCATTTAAAACGAAATGCGGCTACTGAATCGTTAGAATGCGCAGTATCTTTTTCCAGCCCATCGCCATAATAGAGGCTTTTTATAACGATATCGGAATCATTCAAAGGGTCATGAGGCTTGGCAACTAAAGTATCATGTGAGTTTACTGGATCACCGTTTACAATTGCAGTATTTAATGATGCAATCAAGGCATTGATAGAATCGGAAATTATTCTCCTTATTAAAGCTGTGTCTGTTGGACCGCCGCCTGATCCAGCTACACCAATATGAATACTATCCCAACTGTGTCTTTTGGGATCATAAATAAATAAGCGATGGTTGCAACTATCAACAACCATTGCAGCTTTATGAATATCTATGCTTCTAAGAGAAGTCGGTGAGCCGCAAAACGTAGGCAAAAAAGATGCGCTATCGACGTTTTGGCGCATTTGTGTAACGCCATACAAAGTTGGTTTTTGGAATGTCCCTTGTGCATTACTAAAATTTGCATAAAGCAAAAAGAAGAGGGCAATTACTGCAGGCCGGTAGTTATCTAGCAATGCGATGCCCTCTTTTGGCATCTTAAATTTCATATTTCAAATTTATATTTTAAATATTGAATAATTAAATTAAATATTTCCACTATTGCACAATCATCCATGCAATGGCAACATTTTGGGCAACTCCAACCAACTCTGCAGCTGCCAGATAAAAATTATTTGGCTTATCAACAGGATCATGCCACCAGGCAGTACTTACTTTTACATCTTTACTGTGATCAAGGGTATTATTGCTTTGTGTACTTAAGAAAATAAAGTAATCATCCACTATATTTTTGTTGTGAGTAATTTTCCACCCAGTTATTGCAGATGGTACATCGCCAATATTAAAATATCCTGTTGCCAAGATCTTAGGCAACGCAGTTGGTACAGCTTCACCGATGTTTACAATTGTTTTATTCCAGCTGGTGCCATCAAAAGAAAATTCGCAGATTGTACCAAATGGTAAATCAAAAGAAGCAACTGCTGCATTACCACTGATCAATGTCGCATTATCGAAATAAACTTTCGGCACATCAGTCAATGCGGCATAAGCTCCTACATTTGTAAACCTGAAAACATACCCAATTGGTGGATCTGCTCTAAAATGAAAAGCAGCTGCATTACCCGCCATTCTAATCAACTTTCTTAAATGAATTGTTGAATCGTAATCAACAGATGCAGTAATATCTACAAACATATTTGCGTTCCCTGCAGTTGGCCCAAACTGCTTTCCTACAACGCTGTCATTAACAGGATTAGAAACTACTATTGAATTTTTTTCTATTACCCATTCTTCATTTTCACTAAATAGATCTCCAGTTTGAATTAAATCAAAGCCATCGCCATTGTCTGCAATTTGTACTCCTTCGAAAACAAAGCCATATCCATTTCTATATGCCTTATATTCTGTTGGTAAAAGTCCTGTGAGTAAAGGATGATGAAACGAAGTATCACCAGCTGCAGGTGTATTTGCCTGGCCGTCACCAATTCTAAATCTTATAGGGTCAAAGACTGTAACTACGTTTTCTTTAGGTTGTTCATGATACCAGTGTAATAGCCCTCCCGAAGCGGTATAAAGCCTTATTTCATGTACAAGTCTATCAAGGCCGCTAAATGAAACAGCATACGGAACCTGATGGCCAGCCCCAACTGTCGGGATACCGCTACTATTTCGTTCAGGTATTATCAAGCGATCAACCTCAGTAACGGCACCACTGTTCAGTATTTCATAAACAATGGCAACAAGATTTTCATGCAGCGTTGGATACGGACTTAAGGTGTAATTTATTTCCATATAATTAAATTGATTCTATTTCTTGAATTGGCACAATGTTGCCGGGGCCAAAAAATCCCGTATCAATATTGTACCCCGTTATTATACCCGGTGCCAGCTCAGTTAAATCATTTTGTTGCACACTGTATGAATTAATTGATTCCACTAATTCAAGTGTGGCCCATCGAAGAGGATAGTTTTTTATCTTTTGCGTATCAATGTCCGAGCCATCCTTCATTGCGAATTGTTTTCCTTTCAGATTCACATAATCACAGCAAAAAATCCTGTTGATGATATCAAATATGTAAGGCGACGCTCCCTTAGCCGGCGCTACCTGCATGTAAAAAATTCTATAAGGCACACCATTAACAAGTACAGTATCGCGGGTTTGATTTATGCTGTTAATTCTGTCAGCTTTAAAATCCGGATCCAGTAATTCGTATTCGACACAAAATGTCATTTTTAATCTTGTTGGCCCGGATAGCCAAATAGTATCAAAATCATTTACTGAGTGTGAATATGTAATTGGCTTGACATACTTATGAGTGTCTTTAGAATAAATGCATTCGCTTATATATGGCGCCTGGTAACTGAGTAAACCAAAGTTTTGGTATAGCCAGTAATAATCTTCTGGTTTACCGCTAATGTCAAAATCTAATTCATAAACATTCAATTGCCCTGCCCCAAGTGGGAACATTGCTGTCCATGGTATAGAATGAACAATTTGCTGCAGTGAGTTGTATATTTTCAAATCATCAGGGGCTACGGTGCTCATACATTGAAGCCTGGTTACAGTGCCGCGTAACCATTTTTGCGTATAGAAAACACTTTTTTGAAAATCCTTTAATTGAAAGGAAGTAAGATCATCATCAAAGTGAATACCTGGCGTTGCTGTAGCCGGTACAAATTTGAAAGGACAATGCTTCGATATTTGTGAGTAATTAGGCATTTTCTATTAATTTTGACATATCATTATTTGCCGCGGCAAGTAACTTCCATTGTTGCACATCATTTGTTCCTGGCTTAATACCTCCATCCCACATATAACCATAGTAATTCACTCCTTTTATTGGAAATTGAACCAGGCTATACCTGTTGGCTTCCATTTTCTTTAAAAGGTCAAAAGGAACGTTTGTAGTAATAGTAAAATAATAAGGCAGAAATAGCTTTGGACCTAAAGCGCCAATAGGAATATCTGCATCTTCGGTTATTGTCACACCATTATAAGTTCTGCTGAAGGAACTATTTTTATCACCGCTCTGGAAAACAACAGACTTTAAATCCTGGTAATCTAAAATAGAATGGATATAAGGACCATTATTTAATACACTAATTTTTGGAGACAGATCGTAATTGTATCCGAGATCAGGGTGAAGGACACCACTTGTTGAAGTGTATGCAAGACGCTTAAGTTTATACCAATCCGCGTTACTGCCGGTAAGTGCTCCATTTAATGTTGCGTTAGTTAGCACCTCGGCAACTTGTATATAGGTGTAGCCAACTATAAGATAACTTGTATTTAAAATTGTGTAAGTGCCGTTATTGCTTGCTGCGCCGGCTATAATAATTTTTGTACCGTTGGCTAATGTTGGCCATGTCCCGCTGATCTTAATAAAATAACCTCCGCTAACTACTGTTTCAAAGTCTCCGGAATAATAAATATAATCAGCGCCTTTTGTAGTACTGATCATAAACACATCATTATCGGCGGTATTATCAGTGGTATCTTGTCCTGTAAGATCATTTCTGGTTGCTTCAATACCGTACATGTCTGCCCGGTAGTCACTGACAAGATCCAGCTCTGTTACTATCCTGGTTAACGGCGTTGTATATTGCTGAGTGACATTTACTTCATCACGTCCATTTATTTTATCGATCTCCTGGTTGGGATAGCCTGCTTTAATTGTATTTATTATTAAATCTTCAGCGGCAACAACTTCATAATTATTTATTGTAGGAAGAGTTATCACTACATCTTTTCGAAAAAAATAATCATGCTTTTCTATTACTATAAAATCACCTTCTATACCCAAACCAATTCCGTATCGTTGCAGTGACTTGAAAAAGCTTTTAATACTGCTTTTTATTGAACTTACGGATTGATACTTTCTTAACGCTGGCCCACTTGTCAGCAATAAATCGTCTTTTAAACTTTCTAGGAAGGAAGATTTTAAATTATATTTTCCATCTGTGAGTTTACTTACTATTTCCTGGCCTAAAGTAAAAGGTGTAAGGCATTCGGCAAAAGTTGGAGCGAAAGTAACATCGTACTGCAACGTAAAGCTTCCATCTAAAATTGTATACCAATTTGTAGCACTTGAAACAAAATTGGGAAATGCTCTCAATGTTAAAAACTCATTGGGATTTATCGGGATACTTAGGTCGAAAGGAATTGTGATAATTTCCCCTGCTGTATGCACTTGATTATGAAAACTAAAATCCACTACGGTTGTAGGTATGGACTGAAACGGCGAACATCTTTTAAATAAAAGCTGTGTACTGCCGGTAACATTTATTTTAATTCTTAACTGCCCTTTTATTTTTGCAACTACATTTTTAGTAATACTTCTAAAAAGCCAATTATCGCCTGCATTTGTTGTATAACTATAAAGTGATGCCTGGCTATCTACCCCCTGAGTTGTGCCTTCTGTAGCAGTAATACCTGCACCTATATAATAAAATTCACCGGTTATGTCCTGATTTTCATAAATAGTATAAGTTACAGTATTAGTAAATGGCACGCCATCCAGATAAACAACTTTTTTATTCGGATTTGTTGAAATAGGAATTTCGTAAACAGTAGTTTCAAAAGCTTTTAAATATTTACCAGGACCGCCTTCCATGGCATTAACCGTAAAATCATTATTAGTTTGTTTAAACTTACTAAAATCAATTTCGCACGAATACCAACTTTCATAATTGTATGGAAAATTCAGCCTGTCTAATTTATGGATAGCTAGATAACACAAGCATTCTATTCCAAATAACCACATTCTATTGCGTAAAACCTTTGCTGCGTTTTTTGTAAACTTCATCGGCACGGTCATATCCCGAAATACACCAAGGTATTTATTATTGCGTGCATATTTTACCAAAGTATCTTTCCATCCAGTCGGATCATCTTTTAAATATGCAGGTTGATTATCTGGCTTTTTAAAGGTCGCACCGTCGGCCTCCAATACATGGCCCGTTGCATCATCTACATACAACGGCTTCTTATCAGCGCTCAGTAACCAAAATAAAAATGTTTTCCTGGCCATTACCTTTTCATATTGTTTAGATAATATGCTGTTGTTTCAATCGGCATATGATTATGAATAATAATCCCTGTCTTGTCTTTAATTTCACCAAGCTTACCTAGTATTTTTTTCTGTATTTCCTGGTTAAGGCTCTCTGTTTCAGAAACACCGCTACCAAGTGAACTTCTTAACGCCATCGATTGTTGAAAGCCTATTAAGTTTAATATATCCTGAGTAATGTTGGAAGGGATAATTCTTTCACCTCCCTTAAGTTTAATTAATGATTCACTGGGTGGTGTAAGCGACATTTTTTTATTTCTATCAATCATCAACTCAGGACCATCTTCGGAAACAACGGCCAAGCCCGCTGGAGCATTATCAGTACCGTACCTGAATTGAGGAATAGGAGTTGCTATTGCCACTGCTAATTGAGCTGCACCCATAACACTATCAAAAGCAATATTGAAAATTTTTGATGGCCCGCCCTTAGCAATATCATTTCCAATCGCTCTTGCGGTATTAAGGATTATTTCAAAAATCGCCAAAGCTTTTTTAGCTTCAGCATCTTTTCTATCAATTTCCTTTTGCTTTTTTGCCAGCTGGTCTTTTTGAAATTGTGCTCTGTTATTTATGATAGCAATGTTAGCCGCTTTCTGCTCTGCAGATTGCACCACCGCATCATTGGCAGCGAGTTCTTTAGCAGTACGTGCGTCTATTGCATCAATCTCATCCTGTATTTGGTTTTTACGTGCTGTTGCGGATGCATCCAAGGCCCCTTCAATAACAGTTCTGATTTGTTCGTAATAATTTTTTATTTTATCAATAAAATCAGTTACGTTTTTTGCTAATGCGCTATTTTGCTGATCTATTGCACCGGTTAATTGAATTTTTAAATCGGCTATTTTTTGAAGCTGTGCAGTAACATCAACACCTTGTTGCTCTAAAATCAGTAATGTGTTTTGCGCAAATTGTAAATCTTCCTTCAGTTGCTTGATATGACTATCTACCTGGATCTTCTGCTTTTTCTTTTCGTAATCATCAGTACTAATTAAACCTGCAGCATATTGCTGCTGTAGTTCAGTTAATTCATTTGCTGTATCCTCAGAATTGCGTGCGGTTTTTGTAGCATGGGATTTTGTAAGAAGATCAATCTGTTTTTTATTTTCTGCTCCAATCAATTTTGTTTGGGCATCATAACTTTCTTTAGAAATAGCATTAAATTTTGTTTCAAATTCCTTCTCTGCAGTCAAATCCTTATCTCTTGCATCAGCTTTGATATTAGCAATTTCTTTGGCTGTATTTTTTGCAATGATTGCTTGATTTGTAGATAACCGGTCAATCTGTGCAGATATACCGGTTGCTTTACCTTGTAGATTATCTTTTTCAGACTGTGTTGTAGCCGCTTTTAAATTATCATTGACAATTTTTAATTCATCAGCTTTATTTTTTTTCTCTTCTTCTAAATGTTGAATAGATCTCGCTGATTCTTCTTTTTTAGTCTTTATATCTTCAGCAGCTTGTTTATCATTCAACTCTTTAACGGCATTGGTATAATTCTGCAATGCTTTGATACGTTCATCATATGTTAATTCCGTTAATCTGCCGGATTCTTTAATTCCATTGGCCTGGTCCTCGTAAGATTTTATAACACGTAATTGCTGCCTTTTGTATGCTGCAAATTGGAAGTCAAGATTTTTAACCAGTTCTTGTAAAGTTTGTTGCCCTGATTTTTCAGCAGATTCTTTTTTAGTTTTATCGCCTTTTACTGTTTCATCTGCTCCAGCCTTTATATAATTTATGTAGAAATCTAAATCTTTTTGAAGGTCGTTTTTTTCTTTTTCCCGCGCTACTTCTCTTTGCTTAAAAAAAGCTAAAACCTTTTGCTGCGCTTGTTCTTTTGTTTCATTAGCACCGCCACCTCCGCCGCCAGTGCCACCACCAAATGACACACCCGATTGATCCTTTTGTTTTGCTAACAAATCTGCAGTTTCCTGTGAATCTTGCGCCGCTTTCAAATCAATTGCTAACTGTTTTCCTGATAGTTCAGCTATTTTTGCGCTTGCAGCTTCTGCCTTCGCCTTCCTTATAATCGCCTCTGCCGCCTTGTCGTATGCATCCGCAACGTCGCCGGTTAATATTTTTTCATCTTTTAAAGCAGCAAAATAAGAAGGGAATTCATCTTTTACATTCTTTATATTTGCTAACCTAGTTTTCATTGATATATTAACATCCTCTATAATCGCTTTGCTTTCTTTCAGGGCGCCCAATTCTTTACCTGCATCCTCTGCAGCATTGCTTTGAAGCTCAGATAATATTTTTCTTTGATGATTAGCTTCTTTTACTGATTCTGTATATTGATAAATAGCATAAACCAATCCGGCAATTAAAGCAATGGCCGCTCCAATACCTGTTCCTATCAAGGCAACCTTAAATGCTTTTTGAGCTGCTGTAGCTCCAATGGTTGATGCTGCCAAAATATTATTAGCCGTAATCTGTGCGTCTGTAGTAACAATATTAGCTATAGCCGCCGCAGATTGTTCGCCTTGCGCAACGGCCTCAGCTTCGAATGCTGCAGCTACTTCAGCTTCTGCAAGAATCAACGCTTCTTTTTCTGTTATTAAACCTGCAGTAGCAAGTACAAGTTCATCAATAATGATAGCTTCCTGCTGTATAGCGGCAGTCTCTGCTTCTACAGATGCAATACTTGCAAGCCTATCTTCCTCTACCAATTGCATTGTTGCCAGATAATCAAGCTGTGCAGCATTATTGGTCAACATTTCTTCGGTATGAACCTCCAGCGCTTCGTTTTGCAATAGCTGCGCACCTGTTTCTGCTTCCATGGCACTTGCAAGAGCTGTACTGTGCGAAGCTCCTTCTTCCTTTGCCCTGAAATAAGCGGCTATTCCCTGTAGCGAGTGCTCGATTACAATACGGAATTGATCAGCCTCCTGTGCTCCTATGCCTAAGGCTTCTCCTAAAAGTTTGGTTGGGCCTCTTAAGCCACGCAATGTATTTGCGTACCCAGTAAAAGCAGAAGCGTAATTACCTACATTATCTGTGTAAATCCGGGTATCCCGGTTTAATTCAATTTGCACATTTTTTAGGGCAGTACTTTCTGCTAAAGCCTCTTTTGCTATTGCGCTATTACGGCCTTGTGTAAGCGCCAAGTTGTAGTATCTCTGTTCTGATTCTTTTACAGCCTTCCCAAGAAGTTTGTATTCATTGGTAAGATCAGCCGTAACTTTTTGATTTGTGGTATTAGCTGTTATCTCTCTTTTTGAAGCTGCGTCTTTAAGTGCTTTATTTTTGAGTTGCTCGTTTTCAAGTTGAATTTCTATCTGCCTGGATCTGTTTAATGCATCCTGGCTAACCTTAACCGAATCAAGTTGCGTTTTTACTGCCTGTTGTGATTTTACAAACTCTACGTTTGCTTTGGCCAGGTCACGTACATTAGTAGCACCCTCCAGCGAAATTCTTACACTGGCGAACTCTTTCAGCTTAGCTAAAGAACTGTCCAACCCATCATTCAGGAACGCAAGCTCACGCTTGATCGACTCTTCGACAATGACGGAATCTACCCTTTCTTCATTCGGCATCTGGCACTGTTTTTTTACTACTTATGGTCATCTCACGTAGATAGTTATTAAAAATAATTGCGTACCTGTAAATGGTATCCTTCTCTTCATTAAGCGGATAATGCTGGTAGCGGCTAAGCATTAAAATATTTGCATCAAAATCTTCTTCTGATTGCTTCTTGCCGGTTGCTGTATTGTTTAACCTGGAATACTCTGCTTTCAAATCTTCCAGTTCAAATAAATTGGTTTTACAGATAGATACCATTCTTTTTAACGAATCCAGATACGCCGGGCCATTTTCGGTATCACTGGTTACGTCATAGCCAAGAAAAGTAAGTTCATCAACAACATCATCATTACTGGTACCATCAAACTCAAATTTTGCTGTCAAATATTTTTCTGCGTATTCTACAAAACTGATATGATGATCCATTAAATCAATTTTCTGTGAAAGTTCAAACAGGTATTGGCTATCCTTTGTCTTAAAGACCAATGCATAATCAAATAATATTTCATCCCAGGCGTCTTTCAATTCATCATGCGACGGTTCACCACTGATGATCAATGCGGTTAAATTATTATGGCAGAAAGCTTCTTTAAATGCACCTATAGTAACTGTCTTGCATGTCCTATGCAAAACTACTGGCGCCTTTTCAGGCTCCTGTATCTCTACATCAGTATTACCATTGTCTAATTCAAGGGTATGCTGCTGCATTTTTTTATCTGATACCTTTTTTATGCTCTGCTTTTTCATTAATATGGTTTTATAAACCTGATTCGCTTTTGAAATTCTTTATAAATTCAGGAAACAGATCTATCTCTACGTAAAGCCTTTTATATTTCCCGTAGATCCCATCTAACTTTGGCCCGTATTTGATATCTATTGAACTTGCGAATTGAGCATCAGAATTGAATATTATTCTTTGGCCCTCAACGTCAATCTTTCTGGAGTCGTGATAAAATCCATTGATAAATAAATTCGGTGTATAGAAATTCCTTTTGGGATTGGGGGTTATTCTCCTCTTATATTTTGCATATCCTATTGCCTGCTGCTGAGTTTTAAAGTAAGGATCTTCCAGGTAATTTGGATGTATATCACTGCCGTCATTAAACTTACCATCATACAATTGAAGATTGTTTTGAAACATATAATACTGCTTGGTATTATCAACACTCTTACTAGCCATGTTAGCCACGTTAATCCCTTTTAATCTTCTTTGTAATGAGGCAATTGTTCCCATCTTACCAGTTTTAAAAAGGGCCGCTACAAATGCAGCAGCCCTTTTATTATTTACTTCGTTTCTTCCAACTTAGCAGCTTCTTTTGCTGCTTTAATAGTTGGCTTTGCTTTCTCAGCTGCAGGATGTGGAGGTGAATTTTCTGCAACAATTTTGGAATACGCATCTTTTAACCAGGCTTCGGTTTGTTCCGGAGTTTTTCCGTAAGTAATAGCCTCAGTATCTTTATGTGTTTCCACAAAATCAGTTTCTGTCATTTCGGCCATGGCTTTAACATCAAAGCCTACACCGTCAAGGATTAAATAAGGTTTCATTATAAAAAATTTAAAAGTTGATCCAGTGAAAAAATATTGTTTGTGATTTTTAGAAATAATTATAAAATATCAACCACTTCGTATATCACTCTTACTTTTAATGTACCGTTACCTGCAGTTGGGTTTCCTGATCCTACAGCTAATACCAATGGTGCATTGATAAAATCGAAACCACCACCACTTGCGGCAACCGGTAAAGCAGCACCACGAGCAAAATAATCTGAGGCATTGGGCAGAACCAATGAATTAAGATATAATGTAGAGCTGCCAGCCTTAACCTGCAACTGTACATTGGTTGCGTATGCTACACTAACGAATACCAAACTCATTGAAATAAATAAAGGGAATACGGCTTTATTCGCGCCAGGGGCAGCTACCAATTGTTTAGGCGTAGTAAACAATGCCAATATTTCAGCGCTTGATAAAGAAATATCAGCATATTGAACAGTGGCACCCATATAAGCTTTCACCACATCAGGTGCAACTAAATCATTTGCCCCTGCCCGGATAATAGGGAAATAATCAGAACTCAAAAGTGGGTTTCTAGCTGTCCCGTCTGATAATTTTTGATCTGGCATTTTTAAAAATTTATGGTAGCTGTAATAAATTACAGCTACCCGTTAATTGAATATTATTCTACTAATAAATAACTGCCGGTCTCACTTAACAAGTAACCGCCGGCTTCGGCTAATAGTCTTGCGGGTCATGGTTTAGCAATGGTCACAGGACCAGTACTTTCCCAACCATCGATTGGTAGGCTTAATGCTGCCAAAGCTGCAGCGCTTACCAAATCAACAGTAAATAAATCACCTGTTGAAGCACCTGTCCATGGTGTACCAGATAAGGTAAGATCCATTCTTTTAGTTGAGCTATTGAAAGCAGCACTAACAGTTGCGGTTGTACCACCTACTACTTTCTTAACTATATAGGCGCCTATCTGTGCAAGCTCAGTTGCATAATTGTCTGTAAGATTTTTGCCACCATCACCAGTAAGGCCCAAAGAAACTACGCTGCCTGCGACGGTTGCATCAAGTACAACGTTTCTTTTACCAGATACACCAACAATTCTTTTATCACATTGTACAAAACGTGCATTTTCTTTGTACTCAGTTTGTGAAGCAAGAGTAATTGTAAAAGGATAATAGGATGCAGCACTGGTAGTACCAAATTTTGCAATACCACAATAAAATTCTGACATTGAATAACCAGTAACATTTCCGCTACCATCATCTGTGCCATACAAAGCGTATTTCTTATCAATGATACACACAGTTCCACCAAAGCTTTCAAAAGCCTGCAGCAAACTGTGAAAAATTTCACCCTGGCGGTGTTGCAAATCAAAGGAAGGAATACCGTCACCGGTAGTGATTTCAGTATTGGTTAAATTACCTGCTGATGCCTTGGTTGGATCTTTGCTCTTATCATCGAAGTTTGAGCATTTCCAAAAAGGATAAATTGCCGAACCTCTCAAAGCTCTGGCCTTTGTCTTGCAGGCTGCAAGGAAAGTTGGATAATCAGCAAGATCTGCAGACGTAAAATGTACACCAGGATCCAATAGGATAAATCCTAAGAACTGATCACGTATTAAATCCAAAATTGGAATACCTATATTTTGTCTTCCGGCTGTACCTCCAGCGTTTGGTATTTGAACAATGGTCATTGTATAAAATTTAAAGGTTGTTTAAAAATAATGGCGTTAATCTTAAGATTTGTTTTCTGCTTCTGATGTTTGACAACTCAACCACATCATAACATTCTCCCCATATATTTGGCTGCCCTGGTGCTGAAACATCTCCACCACCCCAATAAGGCAGAAGTTTGTAAGTATGAATAATCTTTTCTGGCAAACACAATTTATCCTCGTCTTTCAGTTCTTCTATAAACCGGTTATATGCAGGAATAAGCTTTGGAATAAAATTGATATCCTGTCTTTGTTCCTGGGTATAATTAGCTTCAGTTTTAGAGGCTATCAGCAATTTCCAACCTACGTCAGATTGATATCCAAGATGTTTGGCGTCTAATTCTTCAAAAGGCATCACCAACCAAAAAAATATGTCACCAAAATCTGCTGAATTTCCTCTGCTCCTGTCTACCCCTACCTGTTGGTATATTCCCTTATTGAAATCAATCGTAAAAGGATTTTCACTAAGATTTGCGAAGTAATCATTCACCCTTGTAACAACTTCTTCGATGATATCGGGAAAATAATATTCTTCTGTTTGCTCTACCATACCCTTACTCCTTTGATTGTCGGCGTTAAAGCGGATGTTATTCCTAATTCATCCTGCAAAGCCTTGATCCTTTTCAAAATTGAGCCTCTATCGTATTTAACCTGGAAACCGGTAGTTGTATTTTCAGTATCGGCTGTTGTAAGTAACAATTGCATCAATTCAATCGCAATTGTTTTTAACTGATCTTTGTTACTTCCATCATAAAGACCTGTCTCCGAAATTCCAGCATCTAAAAGAGCGCCCTCGGCGGAATTAACCGGGGGCGCAAATCCTAAAAGCGATATAAGGCGTTCCTTATTTGTCATTTCAATTAAGCCTGCAGCTCAACAAGTTTTTTCTCCATCAAATTTTCTAAACGCTTAGCATCGAAATGACTTACGTCATGTCCTGGCTTATGCTCTTTAGAAAAATCATCGATATCACGGAAAGGCGCCACCACTATGTATGCGCCTTTCTTCTTTGCTTTTTTCTCCTTACCTAAATCCTTTTCATTGTCCTTATCTTTTTCTCCTTCATCAGCACCTGAGCCTGGATCACCTGAATTTTCACTTGCAGCAACAATAGCTGCATAAATTTCATTTACAGACTCCTGGTCAAAGGCTTTTGGGTCTTTATCGATCTCTTCCTTTACTTCTTCTTCAGTAGAGCCTGCCTGTAAAAAAGGCAAATAAGTTGCAACTGCTGATTTTAAAGTGGCGTGATGAATTTTAGACATAAAAACAAAGAATTATTTAAGTTGAAAAAATTAGGCTTGAACTGTTTTTGAATCAATAAGGAAAATCTGATCCGTATTGGTTAATACCGGTACAACTCTCGCTTGAGAAGAAGTTACTTCACTCAATGATGGTTTATTTACCCTGTACTTAGAAACCAATATGTATTGATCGGCAGTTTCGTAAGTGACATTTGCAACAGGATGATTGGCTTCTGCCAAAGTAGCCCATTGCAACAATCCAAGATTTTCACTTGTGATACCTACAACTGCACCATCTGACCAAGGTGTTTGTGTTGTTTGCACGCCATTCTTTTCGTAACGAACTGAACGGTCAATAATTTCAATCACATAAGCATACTTTGCTTGTAATGATTTATTAACCTGATCAAGATCAGGTGCAGGTATTGCACTACCGACAAAACCTAAAGAAAAGGCAACCATTTCCTTAACCTGTGTAGTTTTTACCAAATTATTGAATGCAGTACGATCCATCAGGAACTTGGCAATTCTTACACCTGTATTTTTTGCCCTTGTCTGTGCTCTTTCCAGATCGTCTATTGGTGTAGACGCAGTATTGGACCATACAGTAGTAACGCCAAATTTATTTGCAGTTAAAAATCCGAAGTCGATACGAATACCGGTACCAACATTTTCAGAATCATCAACAATGCAAAGGCCCGTTGACAAAGCTTCTAAAAATATTGCCTCATTCCGTTCATAAACACCGCCAATAACTTTTGGAGTATCGGCGAATAATTTTGAAATAAGCTGAGTTTCGGTATTAGGGCGTAAAGCCAATGTGTCAAGATCAGTAAGCTGTTTTTCATTCAGCTTAAGTTCCATACCCATCTTTGGAATATCGCCACTTGCTTTGCTGATAGAATCCCTCTTTTTCAATGGTAAGCTGGAATCCATAGCAACAACGTCAGCCATCACCATGGTGTTGGCAGCGCTGATACTTTCCCATTTACCATCAACAGAGAAATCAGGCTTTAAAAAACGCTTGTGGTAATATACCAATGGCGCTTTTGTATCATTCAATTTGGTAACGATAGCGACAACGATACCAGTGAAGAACTTTTGAATGTATTTTAAAAATAATGACGTTTCCATATTTTAGTCCTCCCTGAAGTCGATTAATGGCAACGCTGTTTTAACCGCAGACAAAATACTTGTCATTGGATAAGGCGCAGCTGCCGGGTTAACTGTTCCCCTTACTAATATTCCAGCGAAGGGTTTAGCTGTTAGAACTGATGCAATGTTTACACCTGCATAAGTGTGGCCTGCTGGCAATGCGCCGTAAGCGGCTGCAGTATCTGCAACGGTTGCCACAGTTACTGTTGATGCAGTTGTTTGTGTACCACCTGCATAAGCACCAGGTACAGAAAGAACATCACCTACGGTGTATCCATAACCAGGATAGGTAATTGTTACACCGGTAACAACTGTTCCGGCAACAACTACAGTACCACGGGCGCCTTTACCAGTTCCACCGGTAAGAGGTACATTTTCGTAAGTACCATTCGTGTAGCCTGTACCGGCAACCAGGGTATTAACTGTTGCAACGCCTGCAGCACTTAAATCAGTAGCAGGCATTGGCTTGTAATCCTTGGTGGCAGTTTCCATAATGATCATATGGCCCGCCTGAATTACTTTAGGATCGAAGCCGGTGACATTAAGGGAACGGCCACCTCTTATTGACTGTAAATTGTCAACAATCACGATGGAATCATTACCCTGGATAATGTTTTCCGGCGTGTTATTTAAATTCGGGGTTGCGTTCATAAAAGTTTTTTAAATACATTATTAAATAATGTTGCCGATAACTGCATCAAGCTCTTCTTTTGTGGCTTTTTTTGCAGTATCTGCTGCTGTTTGCTTAGTCCCACCACCGCCGGGAATAGGAATTTCGGCCAGTCCTTTTTCGGTCAGTTCCTTGTTGTACTCTGATAAATCTGTATTCACATCTTCTATGAATGCATCTACATCTTCGTCCTTGGTTGGAAAAGCCCTTTTACTCCAGAACATCTTCGGCACATCCTTAAGCTTAGCTTCAATTTTAGAAGCGATGCTCTCAGCTTGGGTTTTGCCTTCGAGTTTGCTTATCTTTTCCAATAAAACTTCCTGATTCTTTATGAAAGTTTTCATGTACTTTGGAACATCCTCGTCATCTGGAATTACTGTTGTTTCAACCGGAGTAGTTGTTTCATCGCCCGGTTTTTTTTCTGGAGCCGGTTTAAGTTTGCCTTCCAGTTCCCTGATTTTGTCGTCTTGCTTTGCAATCTCAACAAATGGGTTGAAGTCATTAAACTCGTCTACTGCAGCGTCTATCTTGGTTTCATCATCGATGATCTTTTTTTCTATCTTATCCGCTATTGCGTTTAATCTAGCTTTTGAAAGATTGACCTTTGGAAATTTGGTTTTGATAGCCGCTACGATTTTTTCCTTAATCGTCATGTGTGTAAGAACTTTTAATTGTGGTATAAAACTAATCACACTAAAAATCTATGCGGATAGAAATTTGTTAACGATTACGTTTGTTCACAAATTTGTTGCTGAACCCGATGGTTTGACGTTCCTTACTTTCACAAACAAATTCGTTTTCGCATAACCATGCCTGTCTATACTCGCCGTTAAAGAAATAGGAGACTTCATAAGTCACATATGTTCCTCGTATAGTAACAGCGGTTATAATGGCACTTATCTTTTATGAATTTATCTGGACCATGGTACCAGAATTAAATACTTCCATGAATATTATTTATTGTGCAGGGGTTGGTGGTGGTGGTGGCGCAGCATCAGCCTTCGCTTTTGCTTCAGCTTTTATTTTCTCCAACTCTGCAATAGCATCTTCTACCAATGGATTTAAACTTAATGCTGTTTCGAGTGAAATAATTCCAGCAGTATAAGCGGACACAATATTTGCAACTTCTTCGGTTTCATTTTTTGGAAGAAAGTAAGTGAACTTGGGAGTAAGTTTCAGCTTTGTAGCTTTCTTGAAACTAGAATCCATTACCGCAATTGCGGCTTTTATATAATTAAAGAGGCGTTGGGCGCCTTCACCAAAAATTTCTTCGCTGTCATACGCTTTTAGATGAGCATCCAGGAATAATAGTTTAATTGCAGTACTAGAGAAATAACTAAGTGCGGCCATCTTAGATGCAGCAGTTACCGGTGTGTGGCTGAATTGTTCGATGTATTCCTTTAAATTGTCAATTTCCATTTTCATGGATTCTGGCAAGCTGTCATAAGTTAGGTAACCTGCATCTGCGCCTTCATCCATTTCTAAAACTTTTCCTGAATCACCCTTGTTTGCGAAACCAGTTATTTTTCCTTTTGCCTTGACGATAGGGCTATCGAAATAGTCGTTTGTGTCTGCATGGTTACTGGTTTTCTTTTCTAATCTATCAATCAGATGCTGTACGTCTTCATAATCTGTCATCGCTTGGCAAAAATAAATTACAGGAATTTTATTGATGAGGTTTTTAAAACTCTTCTTTTCCCACTGTCTGCCTGCCACCTTTGAATTGATGTAAATATTATCTGCAGTATAGAAATCAAAATGCTGCGTTTTAACTTCTGATCCACTGCTGGTATCACTTGTTTCATAAGCCCTACCAAATGCCACCATATCATCGCTATCATCGAATACCGGATAGAGTTCATCTCCACGTTTACATGACAATAACTTCATTCGCAACCTTAAATTTGAACTTATCGGTTCATTATCCCAATAATCGCTACCAGCCTGTAATTTTTCAGTATATAGCAATATAGCAGCCTGCTTTTCACTCTTAGTTGTTTTAACAACAGTCATGAATTTATAATCTACCTTATTATCATCAAGAACTTTTTTTATAACACTAAGCAGATCTTTTTCCTTTTGATCGCCAGGCGTTGCATTTATTTGAGGGGTGCCAAGAAAGGCTGAGGCAACTAAAACTATATTTTTCTGATAGGGTAAAGGAATTCTGGAAACCTTTACTGTCGCTTCAATATTTCCGTCATCCCCTTTTATCATTTTATCACGGCGAATGGTTGGATCCATTACCTCATGGTTCGCTATCTCGTAGTTCTTTAAAACTGCAGAGACAGATTCAACAACTTTAGAGGCTATAAAAGCCTGTTTTATTTTATCGATATCATCAGTCTTAATTAACATTGATACTTGTTCGCTGGTCATTTTCTTTGCTTTTAATTTGTTGTAAAATATTTGTCACCTTTTCGGCAAACGATTTATCCTTATCAAATCGAACTTTTACTTCATCCATTATCCTGCTTACTGCCGGTGGCCTTTGCATCAGCACTTCGGAAATGGTTTTATTCAACTGGTACCGGTCTAAGTAAAGCGTAAGCATTGCTGATATAAAAACCTTCTGTATTTCGGTCATATGGGCCTTACGAACAGGCCCACGTACATTCGATGGATCTTCATTTATAAATGCGCAATAAATTTCAAAATACTGGCCAAGCCTTTTAAGGTCTGTTTCCACAGGTATTTTTCTTTTATTGATAATTGCGGTAGCCAGGTCAGGATATGTTTCCAGTACCTGCCGGCCCAGCTGCGCTAATATTTTATTTGAATAAATCATTTATCTGAAATAGCCTTTTTTGTCATTTAATGGTGCTGTATCCAGTTTCTTGTACTCTTCCCATTCTTTTTTTAGAATCTGCGTAATGAAATACCGTTTAGTATCAGAAATATGCCCGGCAGGTTCATAGGTTACAAGTGTTTCCTTATCTTTTATCTTTGGTTTCATCATCTTACCCTCAGCATCTTCCTTAACAACCATATAATCTTCAATGGACTGAAAACATTTAGCAGAAATTTCTATGCTCCATCCTCCTTCGTTGTGTTCATAGATCGCATTGATGAACGTAGCAGATAGTGCAACTTCCGGAGCCGACTTCCCTACCCTGCTGATTACCTTAAACCCTGCTTTCTTTAATTCCTGAATGTATTTATCATAAAAGCTTGCACTATTTTCATCAACAACAGATTTGTTTTTACCCGATGGATCACCGTAAACAAAAACAACATCATTGTAACCAATACTCCTTAACCAGGTGATGAACTGCTGCGCTGATTTAGGCGCATTGTTGTTCGGTGTTTCGCTCAATATCTCGTGCACCTGCCTTAGTACCCTGATCGCTGGTAAAGCCTGCCAGATCGTTTGTGTTACATATGGGTTTACGTTTTGATCAAGAGATACATGAATGGTTGTTGGCGCAATGTTGAATTCCTTAACATGCTTGGTATCATCAAAACATTTCCAGAATTCTTCACCTGTTCTTATCACTCCCCATTCACCGTTAGCTATTGCATTTAATGTAACTTCATTGCCGTTTGAAATTAATTTTAGCTTTCGGTAATATTTCTCCTGGTCTATAAAATGATTGTGATAATAATTTGCTTTTAATCTATAGCACAAATCTTTATACTCGCCATCAAACAACACACGTCGGATCCAGTGGCTTTTATAAATCTTTTCTGTATTGAATGATCCATAGAACTGTGTAAAAGCTTTGCTCGTCCGCAACCTGGAATAAAAGAAACCGAAATCTTCAAACGTAAATTGATCTAACTCATCACAAAAAAAGTGAGACGGATCCTTTATTGATTTCAGCGTTTCGGATTTGTTGGCACCAAAAGGAATAAACTTATTGTTATTCAATTTGCAGGTAATAACCATCGAACCATTTGGCTTATCCGAAAATTCAAAATATTTTCCAAGCTTCAACTCAACAATTCGGTCAATTATCGTCTGAAAAATTGAGCCCCTAACATTTTCAAGGATCTTTCTTCCGTAGTAACACCGGAAATATTCGTCATACAAACACTTCGCTATTAATTCATCTACTATATCAACACTTTTGCCTGAACCATAAGAACCGTAATACAGGTTTATCTCATTTCTATTGCCCCAATTTGGTAAGAAGATATCATTAACCGGCACAACGTGTGAGGCCAGTAAATCTTCCTGCATGAGCTTATCAAGCGTGACGAAGATTGAGGCTTCAAGTGGCTTTAGTTTTACCTTCACGTAATACTTTGATTAATTTATCAACCTGGTTATCGCTATACGGCTGTGCAATAGCCCTGGATTGTGCATTATCCTTTTCAAACAAGCCATGCATTTTTGCCAGGTTTATTGCCGCGGCATCAGCTCCATACATTTCCACTTTTATACCGTACTGGTTATGCGATATTGATTTTACACGGCCACGCTCCTTATCGTTCTTGATGGCCACCATATCAATCTCAACTGTTTCAACCATAACCGTTTCACCTTCTACGATGCATATTTTTTTAGGGTTGTGCTGATATTCCATTTCTTTGCGGATCACATCACGCTCCATGGCTTTTATCTTATCGATAAATGCTGCTTTTTCTGTATCGTCAGCATCTGTTAACTTGGCGAAATAGCGTTTTTCAAAATCAATTTGGGATTTCAATTTTTGAATTACTGTACGTAGTGGTGTTTCTACCAAAGGTGTATGCGGCACTTTTTTTACAACGAAATAATCTGCAAGGTTTCCGGTTGCGATATCGTTTATAAGTTTGGTAGTCTCATCAGCATTAAGGCAACGCTCTGCAAGTTTTTCATTGATAAACTGACGTATGTAAGGTTTTCTTAAGTTTTCATAACCTATGACAGCTGCCGTCTTTTTGGAATAACCGGATTCTTCCGCAGCTCTAGTGGCATTAAAATGAATTAAGTAGCGACTGGCAAATAATTTTTGCCTGTCATTTAAACCTTCTTCTTTTTTTACTTTCGTTGCCATAACGCAAAAAGCCCATTGCATACGCAACAGGCTTAACTTAATAAGTTTTTGGGTTGTTAATCATGATTTTTGCTGGAAGGTATTTTCCTTCAAAGCTTTTCCAAATATATAATTTATTTACTTATTCTTTATTTTAAATATTTTTTTGTTGTTTACTTTTTATATATTTAATATGTAATTTACATACTTAAAACTTATCATCATGAAAAGATTTCTCTTTGTTGCAGTGTTGCTTTTTGCATCTACTGCCGTGGTGGTAGCAGCTCCCAGTCAGGAGGTTTCCAAACACAAGGGTGACTATAAAGCGAATGATGCACTGCATTACAAGCCTTATATCCTTACTTCAATTGATGCAGCTTGCATCGATCATGCGTTGGTAGAAATACCTTTATGTGTGGTTAAAGCGGTTGAAGTTAATGCCACACTTGCCAATGGACACACTCCAAAAGTAACGGCGAAAGCCAGGGCGCCTACTACCAATTAAATGTTTAAGCGTTAAAGATTAAAAAAGCCAGCATTGAAGCTGGTTTTTTTATTTCTATTTTAAAATCAAATTTTCGGATGCTGCCTGTTTCTCTGTATCCTTTCCCACACTTTTAATTCGGCTGTGATTACCTTTAGAATAAACTGCATGCTTTCAACATCAGGAATGGAATTAGTATTGATTCTACCAATAATAATAGCTTTAATATCATTAAAAACATCTTCAAATTTCTGTGGATCTACAGTCATGCTCAGCTCTGCCTTTATATCAGCCCACCCCATTTGAGATAACTTTTTTGCCATTGATTAAACTAATTTACAGTTTTGCCATAACATCCTTCAATTCATATTCCTTGAACTTGAAATAGAAATAAAACATAGCCTTCATGCTTTGCGATAATGGCCTCTGGCCTGTAACCAAAGCGCTGAGCCTGGTATAATCGATACCTGTATCACTGCTGATAGATTTCAGCCGCATGCCAGTGTCAAGCATTTTCTGATTCACCCATTTGTCGTCAACAATATTGGCTGGGCTTTGCATAAAAGGTATTGCATGCACAAATACCTTCATTCCTGGAAAGAACCTGTCGTAAGTCTCATGCACTATTTCAATCAACCGTTTTTGGTTATGATATACGCCAGCGGCATTCTTATCTTGCGTAATTCGGATTATCACACTTTCGGTAGTATATTCGATAAGCTTGAAAGAAATGTTATTATGGCGTTTGTGCTCCTTTGCAGCATACTCCATTTTGTTTATCACGCTAGCTGGCCAATCTTCTGGCAGCACATGAATGTTTTTAAACTGGTTCATATTTTATAATCTTATTTTAAGTTCTTGGCCAGTGAAGGCAAAGTAAAAATTTTGCAATTGGTGTAAATATTTAACAGGTTCGAGATAAATAGTATTTACCTGATTATTCCTTAATTGCTTTATAGTAACAAAATCCAGTAACAGAGTTTTAGGATGATCATCAACATCAACTGGAATTTCTAATTCACCACACTTGTAAACTATATCGTCGGCGTATCTTTCCAGGTATTTAAATCCACTCTTTTCTAATACCTCTGGAGTTAATGGAATACCAATAGGTCCAGGGAAAGTGCAATAGTAATTGTCAGTGCCGGTGAATTTATCATAAAGGCTTCTGTTGATGCCAGTCCAGTCTATTGAAGTTATCTCAACATAATCACCAACATTAAAGACATAATTACCTAGTCTTAATTCATTTTGTTGTACCATAAAAAATATTTAAAAGTAGGGGGAATTTCACCCCCTTACTTTGTTAGCTAATCCATTTCAAACGTCCAGTTTCAATCTGGTAGATTGCCATCTGTTCGTTTTTGATTCCTGCTTTGGTGGCTTCATCTTCATTAGTGAAGATTTCGCACACATCCCACAGTTCAGCTTTTCCTGCTTTCCAACCTGAAATTGTTTTGGTTGTGTTTTTAGCAAGGAAGAAAGCTTTGTGCATTCCATCCCTACCTTCGAAATGCTGCTGTCCTTTAATCTTGACAACCCAACCTTTTTTTACAATTTCGAAATCAACGATTCCGATTGTTGCATCAGGAAACTCAATTGAGATTTCATGAATTCTTAAAAATGCACTTTCCATGTTTTTAAGTGTCTGTTTTTATTGCGGCGACTACCGCTTTTTTCAATGAACTAATGAGACATAAAGATACACAAATATTTGCTATTAGCAAATATTTATACGATTATTTTTAAAATTTTTATAAAATTAATAACCTCTAACGTTTGTCAATTGGATAAATAACCATTGCGGTTTTTACGCTTGCATTATTCAATAATATTGCTTTCCTTGTGCTAACCTAAAACCTTAACCATGAATTATTATATTTCAGGCGTATGGAAATCGAATGGTGCAATTACGCATGTACTTTTGCATGTCGCCGCTGGCACATCACTTAACGCAGGTACCAAAGCAACTGAAGCCTTTGTGATTAGCCTTTTAGATTCGACAATCCCTAAAAACACGATTGAAACAATTACCTGGAATTATATCTCAGGAAGTTGGCACAGAGGGGCTGTTGTTGGTTATGAGACTGTATATCAAAGAAAGATTTTAAGAACTTGGTTAGATGGGAGAGTTTCAAATAACCTTGACAATCTGATAGGGTTCACAGACTACATAGCTGGATTTTAACCCTTTATTTATTTGCTGCGCGTTATTATTTCTTCGCCAATAGGTCTAAAACTAACTCTAAATGAGTTAACAAAAGGTTCATTTGTATAGTTACCACCAGGCGTTGTTTGTGAACCACGATCAAACTTAGGTATAGGTGTCGCCTGAATGATTTTAATTTTGGTGAACGTTTCCATCAAACCAAATTTCATACGCCAATGTATCGCCTTTGCTAAACTTTTGTTTATTGGTATCTTGCATCTGTGAATTGCAAACGGGTTGCCTTTCTTTGGCAACATCTCTGCCAGGTTCACAATATCTGTGCATAAATTAGTAACCTCTTCAAAAATCCTTACCTGCTTACCTAGCCTGCTTTCCATGTTGCCATAAGTCTTTAGGGCCTTAACGAATTCTTGCGCCTTATCACTGTCACCTATAAAGAAACCATGGCTTGTACCTTTGACCTGTGCGCTACATTCTGCAACTTCATTATTAGCATCATTAGAGCCGCCAGTCTGTTTTATTTCCATGGTTTATGAATTTATTTAGTCTCTCTTTTTACCTGTATTTCCAAACAGTTGTTTGTAAGGTGAAAATTACGCCTCACAACTTTGTAAGTATTTTCTTGTTTATCAAAAACAATATCGCCTACAACCAAATTAACAAAGCTGTTGAATTTACTTAGCTGGAGATAAGGCTCAGCTTGCCATATTATTGTTGTCATTATAATTTTATTTGAAGTTCATCACCCGTCATAAAATAAAACAGATTTTGCAATTCATGTACATACTTAAACCAACGCCCTACAATCAATTCGTAACTACCAACAACAAGAGCAAAAGTACCATCGCTTTTACAGTAGTTTATTTCCTCTGGAAAGTCATCACTTCTGTAACTAACAAAACCATCAAACTTAAAACCAAAACCTTCCATCATATCCTGTTTTAACAAAACAGGATCGTAGTTGTGGGCCATTTGTATTGTTATAAAGTCAGCAAGATAAAATTTGCCATCCTTTTGAACATAGTTACCAACTCTTAATTCATTTTGTTGTATCATGAATGTAAATTTAAGATTCTTCTTTTTATTTAGCCGCCCGCATTTGCTTTGCACCAATAACCACCAGCTGGGCCCATGGTTGCATAAGACTAATTACTTTCATTGGAAATTATTTTACAAAATCAATCAAATCTTGTTTTGTTATTGTAAATGATTTATCAGTAGGGTAATAAAGTTCTGGTATCAGTTCATTCAACTTATCAAGTAATTCCTGATTCTTTTTTAGTTTTTCATAGAGCCGGTCAACTTCATCGCCATCTTCCGAACTTCTATCATCTGGCATATTTTCTATAATCCAATCCGGCGTAATTTTAAACATTGGTTCCAAAATCGTGTCCATAACTTCAATAGCCCAATCGTCAGGAAGTTTTTCAATATCACTTGTGTCTTCTTCCGTTAGGTCGAGTTCATAAAGCAACTCTGTTAAGTCGCTGATAAACTTATCTTCGTAAAAGAAATTTTCCATCTATGTATTTTTATTTGTTTTAAAATTGAGCGCATGATAAATGGCAGGATTTTTACCTGCATGGTTGCCATCTACTTGATATTGGTTAACATTGATACTTTAGTCAGAAACATAAGTTTTGCAGACTTCGTTCCTTGGTTCCCTTCACTTTCGAATCTTCCCTAAATACTTGACTTGTACTTCATCTTTCTTTTAGCGTCTCCGGTTCTACGGTGCCCTTGTGGTTTTCCGCCACACCTACCAATGCACTCAAATAAGTTAATCTTCACTTTTCTCTTCTTCGGTTAGTAAAGAATCGGAATACAAAATAGGTGTACCTTTCGTGAGTGCTACCTCATAAGGATCTTCTCCTTCTTCATATTCCTGCACCGATACTGGTTCCATACACTCATCAGTTTGTACATAATCTTCTTCAAGCGTAACAGCGTTTATGATTTCGCCACCTTCTTCTTCACCCCACCATCTAACCGGTTCCGATAACTGTTGTTCATCTAATTTGTTAGCAAACTCTTTTATGTCTGCCCATGTAAATTTTTCCATTATAATATTATTATTGGTTAGCTAAAATTATTTGCCTTCTATTTATAGTACAAACGTTTGGTTGCTCACCTACTCCATACCAACTTAACAAAAGCACTTTGGATGTGTCAATAGCAAGCCACATTTTTCCTTCGTAAACACCGGAAGGATTGGAGGTTGAATATTCTGATAATTTTTTAATATCCGATTGATTTTTAAACAGTGCGAAATTGTCGGAAATAAGTATCCCATCAAGATTAGGTTGCTCCCAATGCTTACCCAACTCATGTGTAATAGGCGGGATTATCTCACTTGCATTCTTATAATTATCGTGATTATTGTACTTAGATTTAAGTCTATCCATCGCGCTGACGCCTGTTGCTTTTTCATTCATTATTTCCACCAATCGGCTAAACGATATCTCCTTGCTTTCATATCTTTTCAACAAGGCCCTAAATTCATCTAGATAAAAAACAATTGGTGGAATACCTAAAGAGCTGCTTACACCTGGTTTAAATTGATTAGCGTATTCTTCTACAGCTGCTAATAATGCTTTTTCTGAATCACCGCCAAACATCCAATGGGGTTTAATATGCTCTTTTAGTATTACAATTGCTGATTTCATTTAACTATGTTTTTATTTTAACATTCATAACTGATAACAAAATATTTGAAGTTTCTTAGTGGTATGGCCAGATAACCACTGAAACTATCCCCTTCCGTTCCCGTACTCCACTGACATATAAAAACATGGTTCACGCCGGTACCTCTTTTTTCTTCTGTCTGCCTATTCATTTCAATATATTTTAAAGAAGGGTGATCGAATTTTGCATGAGGCATCATCCTGCTATAGTATCCGTTTTCTTTATTAAATATTTGTGGGCTAAAAACTCCAATTGCTTCCCAGTGCATATCATAGTTAAGCCACTTTCAAACAGCTTTAACATTAACCAGGTGTTTTAATTCCCGGTAATACCTGTCTTTCTCATTATCAATTTCTTTTTCATAAGCTGCCAGGTCAGAAAAGGCTGCATCCCAATCTTTTTGTTCCTGCTCCGTCATTATCCATTCTTCATCCATCGCTTAATTTTTAAAAAGTGAATTCATGAAATCTTTTTTTACCTCACGCATTGGAGTTGTTTCACCTGCTTTTACTTTTGATGGAATGATAAAGCCTGTTTCCTGATACTCGTTCCTAATGCTATAAGTTTTTCCCGGTTCATCATCTTGGGCACTCTCTTCAAATATTTCACAAAGCTGTTCCATAAAATGAAAGGATATTGGAACATGATAGAACCATTGATTTTCGTGTACTTGCAGACTACCATCATAAAGCCTTAGAAATATTTGATTGCTGCCAAAAGCGCCGCTTTCCATTCTTACCTGCACTAACTTGCCTATCATTAATTTTATAGGAGCACCAGGTAAAAAACCAACAACAATAAAACTGTTGAAATCATGATCAGTGAAGTCTCTTACTGGTGGATGTTGTAGGTTATATACTTCATCAACTATTTTTTTAAGTTGGTCTTCTTTATTTTGCTGCATGTTGCAATTCTTTTTTAAGATGATCAATAAAACATCTAACTAATATTTTTAAATTGGTTTCAGTATGAGCTTTCATTTTTTTACCGGCCACCTCTCTATAATTAATACCAAATTTGCCAACTAAATAATCCGGATTAGTTTGGGAAAGGAATTGCTTAAACTCTTCGGGGCCGTAGTGCCGCCAAGAATAACCAAAGAAGCCCCAATCCGAATTAATAAATAAGTCGCCTATACTGTTATAGCAGAATGTACCCCAACTTGCAGTAACATGATTAATATATACTGTTTCAGCAGTTGCATGATTTACTCTTACTTCTGTTTCCATTATCTGTCTTTTTTGATTTTATTGTAATAGTCTTCTACCGGGCCATGTTCTTTATAAGGCTCCTGCAAAAATTCCGGTGGCGTTTCTGTAATGATTATTATTTCTCCATCCTCCAAAAAGTATTCTTCTTTAACACGTATTTCAATTATTACTTGCACACCGCTGCCGGGATGGGGATCAAAGGATCCTGTTGCAGCTTGTGTTTTATATGCGATCTGCTGGCCAGGGTTTTCTTCTACTTCGATCGCTTCCATCAGTATGTCAATTTTATTTTTGACAACTTCAAGCAATTCATTTGTTACTACAGATGGTTTCATGATTCAATTTTATTCGTTAAAAAACATTTTGCATTTATTGCACTTCGCCCAAATGTGCCCATTTGTTTTTGCTCTGGTAAAAGAAATCTGGCCCCCACATTCACAATCCACTTTACCAGATTGTAATTTTGATTTTTGTATTTCTATATAGGCTTTAGCCATACGATTTACTATTTCAGCCATCTCAGATTCTTCTTTTTGAATTTCTTCATCGGTTTTGTATTCACGACATGCACAATGCAAGGAAGGGTCAATACAAGGCAGCTTAACTATTTGCCCAGGTATATTCACTTTAACCTGATCATAATGAACAGAAGCTTTGCAAACCTTATTCATTAGGCCATTAAAGTGCTTACACTTTGTTTTCGCATTTACATTACTCATTTATTTTACATAGTTTTTTAAAACATCGATATGGTTCTGAATATGCTTTAAGGTTTGAGAAAGTTTAACAGGATCCAGTTTTGCATCATCATTATTTATGGCCCACTCCAAATGACTGTTGCAGTTTTTTAAATACTCTAAAGTTTTTTTGTATTTCAAATACTCCTCCAGGGATAACTGGATGGTGTAGTTTGTTTGTAATGGTTTCTTTTTCATAAGCGTAATTAGTTTAATCTATTGTTGACTTTTTTTGGCGGGCAATAGATATGGCCATAAGTAACACTCATGTAATTGGTGTGAGATATCGTACAGAAAACCAACTCTTCTGTTGTTTCGCAAAAGCTTGCTATCTCGTTAAAAACATCACATACCCTAACAACGTGGCCGAGTAGCCTTTTACTCATAAGATTCATTTGATAGGCCAGTTCGTCTGCTCTTTCCTGTGTAATACCAAACTGCTTTATAAATTCGTTCGCGTTTGGATCTGAAATGTGTAGTTGCATATTTTTTTATTTGTTTTCTTCAAAAATTAATTTATCGCCAGAGGTCTCTAACTTTTTAAACATCTCCAGCACACCCATTCGTTTTTTTAAATTGAGAAGTATTTTATCGTCATACTCCACGTTTTTAGCTTTGTAGTGCTGCACAGCTTTTTCATGAATCTGTGTCTTCTCTTCTTCACTCAGGTTGATTTTGCCGGCCCGGTTCATTTCATCGTACATCATGTAATCCACGCTGATCACAGTAACTGAATTATTATCTACCAAAAACTGTTCGAACAAAAAATTTATTCCTCTTTGCGTCGCATTCAATGTGGTTGTTGGTGCGAATGTTTTATTTGCCGGCGGTGGTAATACAACTGGTTGCTGATAAGTTGGCGCACTTGGTTGATTAAATCCGCCTTTCTTTGCCTTACTGATCCACTTTTCCGCTGCTGAAACCCAATCATACAATGGCCGGCCCGGTGATCCCTGTTGCCATCCGTTTCCCTTGTAATGCAGGTAAAATTCTCTTGCTTCAAAATCACATTTATCCGGAAACCACGTAGCAGGATTTTTTGGATTATACAACTTTGCGAAATATTCTTTCACCTCTTCAAGCTTTGGTGGATTATCGGCAACTTTTTTTCGCCGGGCATCCTGGACCTTCGCTTTGTTTTCTTCTAAATCAGAATTAGAATTTTGCAAGGGCGGCGCCAACGGCGCTTCTCCTTCAATCTTTTTAGTTTCGTTTTGTTTAAGTGTCTGTTTCCGTTTAAGTTTCTGTTTTGTTTGTGAACTTTTCACGGGAAGATTACCTATTTTCCCGTGAACAATTAAAATGTTCTCGGGAATTTTCTTCATTTTCATAAGATCATAGAGTAACCATTCTTTGTTGATTTCAAATTCACTACCTTTTCTGCGACGCTCTGCTGTGGCATAAATAAATACCTCTTGCATTTTTTCGTTCGTAAGTACTTTGGACATCTCCGCAACGGCATTATCAAATAAGCCACGTCGAAGGCACCCGGTGATTACTTCACGTACTAAGGTTGTTTTCATTTTTAAATCATCTGCGAATAGCTCAAACTCCTCTTCATTATTCATATCGAAATAATAACCCCACTCCTCATGCCCCTTATCTATAAGAGCACTGTAAATAAAATATCCGTCATTTCCATACTCGTTACGCAATAACCTGATTTTCGGATCACGTATGTGTCCACTATCAGTTCTGTAGAACGATATGCCTGGTCTTATATTAGCCATTGGGTTAGTTAAAAAGTCCTCTTTGTTCTACTGATTTTGTTTCCTTTGGTTCTTCTTTCTTTTTCCAGCGATCGGTATTATAACCGCTTTTATGCAGAAAGATTATTACTTCATCTATTTTCATCGCCTGGTTTGCGCACTTACCTTTGTTATATTTATTACCCTGCTTGATATCAATTTGCGTTTCACGATATTCCTCAACATAATGCAAGAACCTCTCAAACTGATTGCGCATCATTATAAGCTGCTCTGTCAAATCCTTGCGGCTATCATTGATTATAGCCATCAAATGACTTTCAAGCAAGCGTACTTCATCATAGGTGCCGTCCATCGTCAGGGCAACAGCTTTTTTTATTTCCGCTATGATATCTTCTTCATTCATTTTCTACTGCAGCTGTAATTAAAGACCAGTAATGAGTTTTAGTTTCTGCCTCAACTTCCGGTTCGCTTCCAATTCTTACAAGGAAACTTTTCCCTCTAAACTTTATTGATTTAGCAACCGCCTGTGCTGTGGTGGCATTGTTGAAAATTAAACCACGGCCACGCTCCTTGCCTATTACACGCAATACAAAACCGCCCTCTTTAACTTTATATACAAACCAGTCATTCATTCTTTCATCAAATCCCAGGTTAACCATATCTCCTGCCTGTAAATCCAGTATCTCCGTAGCCGTCATATTAAAAGTGAAAGTGCCGATCGGAATATTGATCCGTACTGCAGGCTCGTCAAGCCTGCGTTCCTTATGTTTTTCAGCGCTGAATATTTTTAGATCCCTCATTTTAATCGTTTACGGGTTTATAATTTAATAGAAATCTTGCTCTTACTTCTTCCGGATCTTCACCATCCTTCACGTAGATAATTGTCTTACGATCAATACGCAAGGACCGCATTTCAGTGTAATCAACTTTTTTGGTCACAAACTTTGATCTGTTCGATTCCTGGTTTACACGCCGTCGTTCATCCTGTTGGCTAATGATAGCCAGCTTCCTTTCACGCTCTTGTTTTTTTCTTACTAAAACAGGATCTATCAATTTTTCCTTTCCCACCGATGCGGGCCTTGGTTTAATAACTTTTATTTTCTTTGGCATTGCAGCCCTCACCGCATTTCTCTTATCTACCTTATCCTGGTACGTCTGTAAATTATCAATGCCTTTAAAAGTCCTTTCTATCACATCCGCAATTTCATTTACAGGTTTTTCCAAAAGGTCAGCGATCTGTTTATAGGTATGGGTCAGTCCCATATTTTTTATAAGCGTCAAATCACTAAAAGAAAACTCTTCCATTGGTTTGGATATTTAGATGATTGCAATTCTGTTATGCTTTTTATTATTTACAATCTGTTCAAGATTGTAGACGTAATTTTTATACGAGAGATTTTTAACCAGCATTTCAGGATACTTTTTATAGGCATCAACCACATCACTTACAGCAATTTTGCCAGCCTTCATTATCCTGTAAATAGCAACTACAAAAGAGCGATCTTTCCAATAAGGAAAGGCACTGAATAACTGGCAATTGTCGGCTATTAAAACAGCTTCATCCCATTTTGAAACCTCAAACCTTCCCTTTTGGAATTTTTCATATAGTGTTGCGTTGCTACCTTCTACGCCAGGTGTACCGGTTTCAAGCAAACGCAAACAAGTGCCAACGTTAATTTTATAGATATCTAAAAAATCTTTCAGTTTTATGTAGTGTTCATTACCTTGATTTACATAACAGTTCACAAAATTTTCAGAGGTCCATTTTTCAACATTGCTATTTACCCCTGCGATATCAACCATACTTTTATCTTCGGTCACCAGTATATAATATACAGGGCGCTTCAATTTTTTACAGATGAAAAAGCGGTGCTGGCCATCCAGAATTACCAGGCTATCATTTTCCACCTTTACCTGAATGGGATAATATTTAAGCATATCATTGCCGGTTTCTATTTCTTTGATGATACGCTTAATCTTCTGTTCATTTAAAGGCCGGTTACCTTTTATAAACTCAAAGATTTTATAGTTGTCAGTTTGAAAAACAGTTATGGTTGATACCAGGTGAGTAATCATTTTATTGTATTTTAATTGGGTTAGTTACAAATGTTTCCAGGTTTACAAAACAACCATGGTGCTTTATCTTGTGATCACGAAGCAGCTGCCATAAAAGGCTTGTGCCGAATTCCGCTAAAACTGTATTGATGCATAGATCCTGTTTTTCCAATGCCTCTGCAATAGAGCAGCTCGGACCGCTCTTATCATCCTTATCGATCATTTTTTTAATCTGCGGAAACTTCTTAATGACGTTTGGTAATTCAGCTTTAGTTTTAAATTCACTTGTCGGCTGCTCTATTTTTTGGAATGTACCTAGTACGCATTGGCCAGCCTTTTGAGTGTTACCGAGATCCAGCCAGTAGTATTGAATATTTGGAGGCGCTGCATTTTTTTGATTGCGGTCAGATAATTTTAAATCAAGCATTACCCGTGATTTTGCAGTATCAACACAAGTGATCAGAATGTTACTCGTTCCTTTCTGACCGCCATAATATTCCGGCACTGCTTCCCACTCGTAGCCAAAAAACCGGTTAATCCTTGTAGTGAGCACTATAGCTTTATTCAATCCCAAATCCGCATCACTAAAAAGTTGCCGACCCTTATTTGCTGCAGTAACAATATCATCATCCCAGCTGCGAACATGCAGACCAGGGTGGCCAAGCCCTACAAGGCCTTCATTTATTCTTGCCAGATTGGTAAGCATCCTGCAACCGGTACCGCCAACGCCTACCAGGTCAACCGTGATCTTATGGCCTGGCTGAATTAAATAGCTATGGGTATAGTGAATCTTCATTTTAAAATATTTATAAGAGTTTTGCGTTGGGTTTCTTTTAATTCATTGGGCAGTGAAGACCATTTTAAGCGGCCTTTGCTTTTCACCAAACGTGTCCATAGTTTTGCAAGACTTGAAGTGGTAGGATTAAGTGAACCGTTTAAGTGGGCAAATTCTGATAGCCAAAACATATCTTCCCAGTATTTAATCACATTGGTGAAAGTTTTATCAGTGGGTTTCTTAACTTTTGCATTACCTAAGCATACCTCTCCGGGATTATTTATGTTATGAAAAGGAGCACGATATATTTTTGTTTTTTCTGTTGGGCGATCGTCCGACTTTAATGCAAAAACTGAAAGCTCATTTCTCTCTACCAAATAAACTAGCGCCGGTACTGAAGCCTTTCCGGATGGAATTTTCAGAACTTTGGCAAAATGCATGTACCTTGTTTCAGCCGGATGGTACCACACCAGCCTGTAATTACCACCCGTAAGCGGCATGTAAAATAAAACCTGCTCTGAAATGAAACCAGATATCTGCGAACGCTCTTTTTTTTCTTCATAAAACAACTCAACTATTTCAGCAAGTGTTTCCTGCATCAAGGGCTTTCCTTCAAGCAGCTGGCCATTTTCATTAACATGGTGGCTTTCCAGATAATATTCGTTGACTCCTGCATTATCTGATTTGTAAACAACAATTGATAATGCAGGTTTTAAATTTGTTTGAAATGCTTCGGTTAAATCGTTCATAGCAAATCTCTTTTATTGTAATCAGTATATTTTTCAGTGATCTTTTGGAACTGCGCCTGCAGTAAGGAAAGCTCTTTTGGAAAATCAAGATTGTCTGTTAAATTTTCCATCTTTAAACCGTGTACCCCGGATGGTAAGAATAAACCGGCAAGGGTTGGTGGTGTGACACCAATCTGACGGGCCAGATCTATAAGGTGATTGCCGTGCGTAGCTGAGTAATGATCGGACCAATCCCAGCATATTGTTAGCTGTTGATCAAAACCCATTTCTCCTTCATCATGTCCATCAGCAATAGTGTAACAGAAGTCGCCAATGTTACAAGGCCTTTTCATTAGTCCGCATGCATTTTTCATGAACTGCACCAAAGGATTTTGATATGGGAAAAGTTTTAGGGATTTTAATAACGATGCAGCTGTTCTTACCGGAGCCTGTTTAATTTTTACCATAAACTTTGACGCCGCACCAGTTGCGTATTCTTTCATCGTAGTGCTTATATCAGCAATACGCTTTTCCATATCAGCCCTGGTGTAACCAAGTTTTTCAAATTGCTCTTGCGGAATATTTTGCTTCATTACTCCTTTCAATTCATCGAGATAACTCGAAAGCTCATACTGGGATCCTTCCATTTGGTAATCCCACCAGGTTGGTATCTTGCATCTTTCGATAAATGACTTTAAGAAAATAACAAAGAAATCATGAAGCTTCCTGTTACGCTTTTGAAGATCTTCCACCAAATTTTTGATATCAAAAAAATGCCAGTAGTTCGTAGGGAATTTACATTCCTTATAAACTGTGAAATGATGGCCAAGCCTTTTTGATTTTTTATTTTGGTGCGAATCAATATTTACACTGAATCCTGCAGGGCAGATATTTTTCTTGAAGCTTTCCAGTAATTCAGATACTGCAGATCGTGAAGTATCTGAACGTTTGTAAACAATCCTCTTGCACTTAACAAGATCTGCGCCATGGTTATAACATTTTACCAAATCAGAATAGATTTCATACAACGCCTGCATTTCTTTATCAGAATCCTTGGTCGGTTGTAAATCACTCCACCTTTTTGGTTTAATGTTTAAGGCAAAAAGGGAATCTGCAACGATCTTGGAAGCTGGCGCCTCATTCTTTGGTCCATGCAAAGACGTGCGTCCAATTCCCTTTTTGTTTTTTCTTCTCTTAAGATTAACCCGAGACCTCTGTGCAATTGCTGTATGCTTAGTTTGCGCTGGCATGTAATTGATTTTTTCATAATGATTAAGCTTTTGTACCTACCGTAGTTCTTGCCTTGTAGGTGGTAGTATTACCCGTTACAACAGGTTCATCTACACTGGCAGTAGTTAACTCGGGGTATTGCCCACTATAAAAATTTAAAACTTCCTGAACTGAAAAATCAGGATTTGGATCTTCGAGAGTAACCTTGGTACCGTTTTTATTGAAAGTGAATTGCCTTTTAGTTTCTGACATGGTTAGTATATTTTAAAAGTTATTGTTTAATCTTTATCCGGTACGCCTGCAAACAGATCCACAGGCGGTAATCTTTTTGCTGCTTGCTTTTTCTCAACACCTTTATGTTTTTGCACTGGTTTTTTAATAGCCTTCTTTACAACAGGCGTCTTTTTTGCTATTGGTTTCTTTGCTATTTTTTTAGATAAAGTTTTTTTAACGGATTTGCTGTTGCTTCTTTTTTGTTTAAAATGTTTAGCTACTTCATTTGGTTGAAGATCTTCACTAATTTCAGTTTTTTCAGGTTCAACAAAAGAAGCAATTGCATTTTTTATTTTTTCTGCAAACCCATTGAAGAAATCCTTATCAATTTGCTCAGGGGAATCTGTCAGCAGTATAGGAGGGAAACCTATTGAAACTGCACCAGGTATAAAATTTATAGTGAGCTTACCATTCTTATCGTATACACGTATAGTGCAATCCTTATAACCTGCAGCGCTCAGCTGCTGAAAGAAATTAGTAAGCACTTCCGGTTGATCAGTTGAAGTAACACTGGTAGTTGGTTCCTTTATTTCAACACACGCTGAGCAAAGATCATCTTCGATCCATGTGCATGGCTCTCCAGTCTTTTCAATGCATTGCCTGCAGTTATGTTCAGTGCACTGGCAAACACGGCAACGCTTTAATGCATTAACCCACTGCTTTGCTGCCTCAATATTTTGATTGATGGATGCAGCGTTATTGATTTCAAAGTAAATGGTATGTACCGGTATCAGCGGAGTGGTGTCAACCAAAGCAATATCTGGGTAAATAAACAATTGCGTTAATCCTGTTTTTTCATAAAGCCCCCCTTCATAAAAAACATAACCATTGTATTTGCGAAGGAAATTTTCTTTAGGTTTTGCAACATCAACTTTTACTTCCGGAGCTACAGTCACCAAAGGATTTTCTTCCAGTATCTTTTTATCAATGAGTTTACCGGTTACTGCGCATACACCATAGCTGCCATCCTTAATCCTGTCCAAAGCCTTGTTAAGATTGATCCTCTGTTCCTTGTATGAATCACGGGACTCCTCTAAATCTGATATGTCATGCTTCTCCGCTTTATTAATTATACGTTCCAGTTTATCAATCTCCAGTTGCGCCTTTTCGAATTTAGCATTGATGATAATTTCAAATTCCTGCAGATCCTCTTCACTATATCTTTCCAATGGAATGGAAGTTTGGGTTAATTCTTTTTTCTTCATCACAAGTATTTTTAAAAGAGTTTAATCAACTTTTTGCAACGGCATCAAAAGGCCGAGATAACAAGGGTTATCAGGGGACCTGAATACAATTGCTTTTTCATTTCCTTTTTCATCAAGGTGTGAAGCGATCTCTACATTTTCAAAATCAATCTGCTTCATCAGTTTAAGCATCAGTGAAAAACTAAAACTGATAGAATTTACTTCGCCGGTGTAATCACCTTCCACTTCGTAATTGATATTTATACCACTACCCGGATCCTTTGCAATAAATACTATCTGGCCTTTTTGTTTTTTGAAATAGATCCTTGCTTCATTCATTGGATCATTACTGATGCTGCAGTTTTCTAAAGCCCTTACTATTTCTTTATGGCTTACGGTTAGGTTTGAAGGATAGTCAGGAGGAAATATTGCACGGAAATTTTTAAATTTTAAATCAGGCCTGGTAACAATGATGGTCACTTCCTTAGATTCGAATGCATACACTTTTGCATTCCAGTAAAGGTTCATGTCTTCTATACCGGAAAGCGCTTTAATTACTTTTGGGGAAATAACAATATCTTCTTTTGCTGGTGCAGGTACCGCCATAGTGTAACTGAAAACACAGAAAGAGCCATCAGTGCTTGCTATAGTAGTTTCCTTATCGGTCAGCTCCAGTAATACTTTCATACACTCAGGCCTTTGTTCATCGGTACCAACAGTAGCTAAAGCGGTAGTAAGGAAATAAACAAACTCAGCAGGTATTGGCATACTGATTTTTTTGGGTACCAGCTGCAGTTTTGGAAAATCTTCAATTTTGAAAGAACTCTTCAATTCATAAACCCCTTTTTCACTTGTGATCTTTATTCCTTTCTTTTCCAGGCTAAAGGATAATGGGCAATTCATATTCAATGCAACTATCTTCTGGATAAGATCAAAGGGCATAAAGAATTCAAACCCCTCGCCGGTCGTTTCGCATGGCTGTCGGTAAAAAATAGTTACTTCCAGATCACTTACTATAAGTTCAATTGAGCCCTCAGTAACTTTGCACCATACATTTGCAAGAACAGGTAGAACAGGCTTTGCAAGAATTGCATTGCTAAGTTTATGCAGCATCTTTTTTAAAACAGCAGAAGAGATAATAAATTTTTTCATGATTGCTTTATTGTTTTGCTTTTTGAATTCGTGGACTTTTTTTTTATTTCTCCGTACTTCACCATCACCTGGTGCACAAATATTTCTTCTCCCTGTTGACGCTGGTACAATCCCTCCCATGGCTGCCACCCGTTTTGTATCTGCTCATTAACCATCACAGCTAAATCTTGATGGCAATGGGCGCTTAAGATGCCATATTCGTTTACAGTTGACTTATCTGCTGACACAGCTTTCAATATCATTTAACTGTCTTTTCAATGAATTAAGCTGACCACTCAATAAAAGGTATTCATCAAATCCCTTTTCATAAGAAAGGTTTATAGAAAACAGAGCCTTACTTAAATTCTTTATTTCACTGCGTAATTCGTCTGCTGTTTTCATAACTGCTTTTTCAAATACCATTACCTGGTTTACAACATCGTATAGCTGAGTATCTTTAATCATAGAATTCAAAATGTTTGTTTACCCTTTTTATCTTCGCTTTAAAAGGAAAATCTTCGTCTTTTAATTGCCTTAGTGGGGCCATTAAAAAAGTAGAGCTGGTGAAAATCACACGATCCTTTCCTTCAAATTTTATCTGGATGTAAAGACAATCCTGATCAATCACTTTTTTTGATGGTTTTATTTCAAAGAATTCAACAATAATTTCTTTATCTAAAATTTCCTCAATTGAAATACTGTCACCAACAAACGACCTTTTTGCCACCACTCCCAATTCGCTAAATTTCCTCATGCCCGTAATTTTTTTAATAGATTTTTACAATCGGCCCATTTGCACCACCCTTCATAAGAAGCTGCGGAGGCCTGGTTAATTCCTTTGGCTACTTTTCGTGCAAAATTTTGTTTTATACTTTTCCGAATAAGCGTGAAATAATGATAGAAGACATAACCTATAAAATCTATCCCCCTTGCTTCAACCGGAAACACCTGCCAGTTATCTTTAACCTGCAGTTTTAAATTATTCCACAGATACTCTTTAAAATCAACTAAAAGTTGGTGAAGGAATTCTTTACTTCCGGATAGAACAACGATATCATCTGCATACCTGAAATAATATTTTACTCCTTTTATTTCTTTAACCCAGTGATCAAAATAAGTGAGATAGAAATTTGCAAAATATTGGCTAAGATAATTTCCGATGGGAACACCAGGCGCACTGTCAATGATGCCATCAAGCAACCAAATAAGATCCTGATCTTTTATTTTGCGCCTCAGCTGCTTCTTAAGAATTCTGTGATCAATATTTGGATAAAACTTTTTTATATCAAGCTTCAAACAATAGGTAGTTCCCGGTACATCTTTCAGCGATTCCTTTAATGCATCAGCAGCAGCCTTAATACCTTTACCCTTTATGCAGCTGTATGTATCTGTTGTAAAACAAGCTACAAAAATCGGTTCCATTATCAGCATAATTGCATGATGGACGATCCTGTCCGGATAATAGGGAAGCCTTGAAATTTCACGCTCCTTCTTCTCCATTATCGTGAATGTGCTATAGGCAGAAGTTTGGTAGGTTTTATTTGCCAGGCTTTCATGCAGGCTTAAAATATTTACTTCTTTATTTCTATCATGCAACACTATTCCATATTGCTTACCCTTGCCTTTTCTGGCAATCGCATCTGCAACCATAAGGTTTTCGATGCTGCATATTTCCTGGTATAAATTGTTTTTCCTTTTCAATGTTTCCTTTGCTTTTAAAAGATCGCCTTCCTACATTCAGCAGTACCAACGCTCTTTTTAAATAAGTCATTTTTTGGCAAGAGCCACGGCCTATATCGCTAAAATATTTGCATAGTCGGGGGCTGCAATTCGTATTCGTATTCCAGTTATCGTAGTTGTTGTACTGGAGCCTGAGACCTGAACAACCGTCAGCCAATGCGATACACAACCATATTTATTTACGTCAACAAATCAATCATGTCCTGCAAAAAGTATTTTGCAATATGTTTTGCAACTGCTATTGAAACAAAGGCAAAGCGGGGGCCGCAAAACGTAAACGTACCCCAGAAACCGTAGTAGTAGTACCGGAGCCCGAGACCCGAAGGCTGGCTTTCGTCTACTACCACATCCCACCATATTTCATACTTGATTTCATTACGATCGGCATAGTTTAGTTTCTTTCCGTTGCAATATGGAATTACAAGATTCATTTTGAAATTTGATATTGCCTGGCGCTTATCTTTTTCTTCATAAACAGAAGTATCTGGTAAACGCAGCGGATCTCTTCCAGTAGCTTCACAGAATTCTTCCCATGTTTCTGGTAGCTTAATTTTTGCAGTTGCCATTGTTATAGTTTTGAGTTTAAATATGTGATGTAATAAGGTTCAAGAATCTTCACACCATGAACCATGGTATCATAAGAAAGATAGCAAAGGCGGGGGCCGCAACCCGTAGCCGTAAGCCAGTAATCGCAGTAGTAGTACCGGAGCCCGAGACCCGCTTTATAGATAAACCTAGGTTCGTATTTATCTTGGTTCGAATCACTATGATCAACTACTTTACCATCCAGCAAAACATCAATGGTGTGTTCTATAATCCTTTTAGCAGTTTCATAGGGTGCATCATCTGGACGGGTAAGGCCTTCTATTGTTTTTCCTGCAATAGCCAGCGCTGCTTCAACAGTTGGCGTCCGGTCAATGATGTTTCCAAGTGAAAGACCTTCCGGAAAAATCTGCTCTAACTTTGCCTTGAAAGCAGGATCGGCGGTAGAGTACATCGCCCTTAAAGTCTTTTCGTCAAATTTTAATTCGCTCATGGTATTTTATTAAAATTGTTAAATTGAAATAGGTTCTACTTCCTGTAATAAAACCAGTGGTATATTTTTCCTTTCGTTCTGTGCAATAAAAGGATATATTCTTTTAAATTTTTCTACAGCGATCGGCCAACAAACCATTTTCACTACATCTTCACCGCTGTTATCGTACTTGTGATGGCAACCGTTTTTGGCACATAATTCGAGAGCTGCATCCGGATGGGTTGCTACGCTTGGGCAACCGTAATCTTCTCTTTTTGGAAGCACATGAGCTACTGTCATTCTCGCATACACGTACTCTGTGCAAACTGTTGAGCCGCCGCATTCCATACAAACACCAGTTTGCTCATTGATTCTTTCTACAAACCAATCCCCTTGCGAAATCCTGATAGGCCTTTGTTCTTTTAGTTCTTGCTTTTTCTTCTCACTTTGTTGTGGGATAGCCTTTTTCTCTTTTGGTGGTTTTGCACCGGCGAAATATTTTGCATGATTTACACAATAGCCGCCACGGTCTTCGTGACTATTGCAACCAGGGAATGAACATTTAGACATGATAAAATAATTTTGGTTTTAGGTTTTAGGATAAAGGGCCGAGGGGAGCCAACGAAACATTCTCGGCCCTTTAATTTTTTTGGGAAGATTAATCTTCGGATTCACCACCGTTGCCTTCATCCGTAGATGTGTCAGCAGTAGCAGTATCATCCTTAGTTTCTTCTGCTGTATCAGCAGCCGGTGTACCAGGATCTAACCTTGGTAAATCATCGGGAACAAAGTGTCTCTTTTTCATGATGCTTGTTTTATTGTTTAAAAATTGGTTACCTTCTAAAAGCGCATCTTTGCGCCTGGCACGCTTTATCAGATCATTAAAATTTCTTTCATCACTTCGTGCTTCTTTTTTTTCTTCAACAGTTAATTTCATCAGCAATAATTAAAAGTTTAAAAAGCCGGCCGTGGTAGAAACCATACCGGGGTGATACTTGTTTATAGGTCTCCCGGTGAAGGAGTTATTTTTTAGGATATATAAAATCCTACTTTGTTGCCACTTCGTTTAACCCAAAGCTTATGCTCCTTTGCTATGTGAGCCAGCTTGATGAATTCATCGAAACCCAGCGCAACTCCCTTTATCAAAGCGCTAACCTTGTTTGTTTGCGGTTCAACGTGAATGCTGAAATCTTTATGAAGATCTTTCAGTTCCTTCTCGATCTTCTCTGCTGCAATTTTACTTAGTGCCATATATCTAAAAGCTACACTTCCCAGTAGCCGGTTTACTTTTTTAAATTTCCCCAACCTGTAGAAACAGGTCGGGGAATTGGATTGCTTGCTATTATGAAAAAACATTGATTCACTTATATATTTCATAACTTCTTAAATACTCAAAAACTATTTTTTCGCATTCTTCTTTTGAGGTTTTAGAAATGTAATCGGCATTAATTATATCGGTTAGCAGTATTGGGTAATCACTGTCATAAATGTCACATTAATTTTCTGCTGAAAAATCCGGAGGATAACAGATACGAACTGCTTCGCCTTTCCAAAGAATTTCAAAAGCTTCTTCAACTGATAATGGCTCTCTATCATCATGCACCACCATCGTATCACTTTCATAAACCTTATTCATAATAGAATTTTTATAATGCCGGTCTTACCCGGCTGTAGCAATTGCCACCAATTGCAGCACATTTAAAGGATCACTTGCCATAACATTGCTTGATCTTGGTGCGAGGAAGGGAATCGAACCCTTACGTCTCAGGTTATGAGCCTAAGCTTCTACCGTTAAATTACCTCACGTGTGGCCCTATATCCCTGGGCCCGGTATCAAAGCTTACCTTCGAAGCACTGTTGTTATCGCACACCAGCAACCGTATATGAACCATACACTGCTTGAACAGTAATTTTAAAAAGGAGCCCCAAAACCAAGGGCTCCCTACCCTAATAAAACCCTAAACCGTCTTTAATATCTTTATTCAATGTTTTTCTAAAATAGCCGGCCCGGGTAAAAACCCAGCCGGGTTCTCATTTTATTAACTCATAAATCTGAAACCAGATCCACCACCCTCAGTGATGAAGCCGTCTTTTTATTACCACTACGGTAAAATATTTCTATTGCTATTATCACAGGCAGGGTAAGACAAACTGCCATGATGAATAAATAACTTAGTTCAAGGATGCCACCCAGTATTCGTAATGCGCTATAGCATACTTCTGCTCCTTTATGGTAGTAAAAGGCAAATGATTTTCCTTTGCGTACATTCTTACAATCCTGTAATAAGGTACCGCTGGTATTTTCTGCGATATAGTTACTTGCATAGCTCATTGGTTTATTGCAATTCTTTTGGTTAGTTCCTGAATGATGAAGCTTGCCTGCGCGGCATGTTGCACACCTTGTTTTAAAGAATTCTGCAGGTACTCTCCATAAGTCACAATGCCCATGATGTTCATCAGCGTTATAAAGCCATAAAAATCTAGTTTGGAAATGCCTGCGTGCTTGCCCTGGAACTGCCACTGGCTATCCATTACTGTGGCAGTCTTTTTAAAAAAATCAATAGTATCATCCTGGATAAATACATCATGTGATTCAGGTTTGTAAAAACGCAGATTGCCCTTTTTTGACATGGATGTTTTAAAGCCGTTCATGATAAGGTACTCGGCATGTACCAATGGCAAATTGCTGTTGGTGTATTCGATACCGTTGCTTAATTTTGTACTCATTCGATTTTAATTTTTTGCGGTATGGCCTGGTACGCCTGCCGCTTTTTTATTTAATGGGGTTGATCGTAACTTTGGAACTGTCAGTCGTGTGATGAATGTAAATTGTTTTCTTAGCCCCTGCCGGCACACTGTAACCATGTTTCTGTAACCACTTTGTTTTGTACTAGCCGTCATGCAGTTTTGGTGGCGTAGTAAATGAACAAAACAATACTGCAGCTGCGAACCAAATAATAAATTCTAAAACCGTTAGTTGTTTTTTCTGTTTCATATCATGCAATTTTTTGTGGACGATTTTTTTTTCTTCTATTCAAAACATGCATTATTTCCTGTCGTGAAAGTTTCGTATCCCCCGAAGGAGCTGGAGCAGAGACCTGCCCCAGTTTCTTTCTTAAGCGCGTGGCTATAATCTTTATCTTTTCAGCATATTCTTCCATGCTGTTGATTTGGTTTAATATTTGCAATTCATTTTTAGGCATTTTCCAATTCATTTTTTTGGATCAAAATTTCGTCTCTAGTTAATCCTGTTGTTTTAGAAATTGCTTCAACCCCTGTAGGTGTGGTAAGTAGCTGGTTTTTGTTTTTTAACCAGTTTTCAATTGCCCTGTTTGAGCGATTAAAAACTATCATCAATTCACCCATTGCAATATTGCTCGCCTTGATTGCACTAATCGCTTTATCTGATATATCTACTGCGCCTTTCATTATTTTGAAGTTTTACCGCTTTGTGGTATTTTAGTTCCGAAATATGTTTCGTACTTTTGTGGGTATAAATGTACGACGATATTTTCGTCATTGCCAAATTTTTCATCAAATATTTCGTCAAATATTTTTGTATCAATGTTGCAAATTCACCAAAAGATAGCACAGGCAAGGATTGCAGCAGGTTATACGCAAGATCAATTTGCCGAAATTTTGGGCATAAAACGATCAACCTACCAGTATTGGGAAGAAAAAACACCAGGTGTAGATAAGATTGCAAAGATTGCAAAAGCCCTAAAATTGCCTTTAGAACACTTTCTCAATGCTGAGTCAACCAGCAAAAAGGCAAAGCGTGATGAACCCGAAACAGACGACCTGGCAATTGAAACAATCCGGGACCTGGCGCGTAGCAGTGTAATACTTGCAGAATCAAACAAAGTCCTTGCGGATAATAATAAGGAGCTGATAGTTATGTTTAAGGCTACTGCTGATGTTCGTCTAAAAAATCAGTCAACCGAAACAGTGGGTGAAATGCTGGCCCCCTACCTATATAAGATGGCGAACGCCGGTATAGGACAGAAATTTTGGAAGAGTGTTGATGAAGGTTTGATAGCTTTGGGCAAATTACTTGTAGAAGATGTTCCGGCAATGCAGAAATAGGGCACGATTGATGGCTTGCACACTTGGTGCATTTGTTAGGGCTTGGCATGGTTAGGTTCGGTGTTTAATTAAATAGGACAATAAACCTAATAATATTACACAAGATTTACAAGTATTTTTTTCATAATAAATTCTTAAACCTTAAAACGATTGCTGATGTGTCTTCTTGAAACAATGACCGGCGAGGAATTCTTTATTTATATTGTATGTGCGCTTGTTAGCCTGCTTATTTTGGGCGGTGTAATTGCAACGGCTGTACAAGTGAACAGAAGAAATAGGCTTCAACGGCTTACCATTCGGGTACTTTTAAGGATTGCTGAAATGCAAGGTCTTCCTAAAGAGGAAATAATGACAATATTAGAAGAATCAAAAAAATAATAAAATGAAATTATTACTAAGTTGCTTAATTTTTTTTGTAAAAATTGGCTTTGCTCAAAAGATAGATAAGGATTCTATTTTCCCATCCAAAGATGGGCAGGTAATTTACTCAGAGGTTATAAATGTGGACAGCACTTTAACTAAAGACAAACTTTACCTCAACGCAAAAACATGGTTCGTTACTACATATAAATCTGCAAAGGACGTCATTCAGTTGGATAGCAAAGAAGATGGCCAAATAATAGGTAAGGGTATTTTTCATGAAATATGGAAAGTAAGCGGGATATTAGGTGTGGTTTATGATGTAAGTGTTTCACATACTGTAAAAATTACCGTAAAAGACGGTAAATACAAATATGAAATTAGCGACCTATCAGGAGAGTACTATAGCCCGTCGGATAAGTATTCGTCTGGCGGATTTCAAACCATGGTAATAAATAATACTCCATTATCCGGCGTAAGAAAGAGCAGTGACAAATTTAAAGAAGCTTGTAATGTGCATATCCAGTCAATTGTAGGGGGCTTAAAAAAAGCTATGTCACAATCACCAAAAAAAGATGATTTTTAATTTATGGCAACTAAGAAGAAAATGCCAATTTCTAAGCGATTTGTATTGTTGTTTAAAAAAACTCCAATGACTTTTAAATTGATGCTTAGAATTACAGGTTTTATATTATCAGCAGTATGTCTATTTAGTTGTAATCAGCCATCTACAAAATCAGAATATAAAAGTGTTGCCGATTCCTTGATTTTCGCCGAGAAAGTTCACGATAAAGTAAACAGCTCAGTTAAAGATTATATCCTTAAAGACACCAATAAATTAAGCGATGCGCCGGTCAAAGTAATTTCAGCAAAACCAGTAACTAAAGAATATTCCAGCTATAAGGACATAAGTCTTTCATATAAAAACATTTCAGGTAAAACTATCACCGCAATTCGGTTTAGCTGGTATGGTTTAAACGCTTTTAATGAACCTGCAGATATGGGTGTTTTGGATGGTTATGGCAAAGGTTCAACTGATGTTGCATTAAAAAATGGGAAAATAGGTTATGGTACCTGGAATGTATTAAGTAGGGATTTAAAAAAAGTTGTTAAGGCCTGGCCTACGGAGGTTGTTTTTGAAGACGGTACAACCTGGAAAATAAAAGGAGAGTAA